AGCTCCGTCTACTGTTTCGTTTTCATGCCCCTTGAGTATCAGGCCATCAGCATCCAAACGCTCCATCGTAGGTTCAAAAAGTGGTTTGCAAACGTTGGTCGAGCCGGCATAGTTTGGCCGGCGCAGTGAAGCAGAGCTATGGTAACGAACACATGCGCCCGCCCCCACGTGCTCGAAAACAAGCAGGCCTTCCAATGGCGCGGAGTCGACCATTTCCTGACGGGTAATTCGACGCCCCTGATTCCTTAGCAAAATCACACGAAAAGGCATGCCCTGCCGCTCTTCCACTTTCGCCGGCCACTGATGCTTATTTGTTGTGCCGTCCATAATTCGATGAATAAACTGTATAAAAACACAGTATATTGCCAAGCAAGGGAAACCAGAAGGCGAAATTTGTAACTAGAAGAACCCGCCCTGCTCCGCTGGCGCGGCCGGCGCAGGTGCTTTCGAACGGGATCGCGGTTGCATAGGGTCGGGCTGCGCGACAAGCAGCTCCGCTGGATACTGCCGATAAACGTCCTCTCCGGTCGCCAGCGAGCCGTTCAGCCATCCTTGGTACTGGCCAGGGTCCAAGATCATTACCACGCGCTTTTCATCGTCAGGCTTGTGGAAACGCTTCATCAGCGGATGTCCGTCGGCGTTGATCGTCAGCATCGAGAACGAGAACAGCTGATCAGCCGGGCGGTATTCCCATATACCAGCAATAGCCATCAGGCCGCCGTCGGCGCGCTCAATGCGCCAGCGCACAGGCTTACCGGTTTCGTAGTTGGGTTCGAAGAAGTTGGTCGCAGGGATGATGCAGAACTGCTTGCGCTTCCAAGCACTGCGAAAAGACGGCTTGCTTGCCACCGTCTCCGTGCGGGCGTTGTAGGTCTGGCGGGCCAGCTTGTAGTCAGCCCAGTGGGGCACCATACCGAATATCGCGGACTCAACCCCCAGCCGTGCAGGCGTTTCGTGTGACCTGCGCAAAAACTGGCGCCCTGTAGCCTGGCCAGGCCTCAGGTGGCAGGTGGCAGGTCAAGCAGCGGGTAATCGGTTCGAAAACTCTCTTCGATCTGCTCTTTACGGCTGGGGGTATAGTCGGCGCACATGCATTCAATCTATTTTACCAATGCGATTATCAAAACGTAGCGGTATGACAATCAATATACATCAATCAACATAGCAGAAATACATTTTTAATACTTGTATTCTTCGACGAATTCAGCGATTCCCGGCGGCAACATTACTTCAATTTTATTTTTCACAGCCCAAAAAATCCGAGTTTCATGCTGCCAAGAATCTTTAGTCGACTTAAGAAAATGATTGCGTTGAAAGCTATCGGTATAATCACAGTCTCGCAGCACACCACTAACCCCAATCTCTGAATCAATGATTGACTTTAGCTTTTCCACATCCAAAATTTTTACGCAACACTTTTTATTTCCAAACCTTGCTGCAACTTTCGCATCACGCGTCTTGCTCAAACAAAGAACAACACCGTCCTCTATGTAAAAACTAGCACCAGAAATATCCGGAACCCTATTTCCATTGATTGTGCATCCGTACATATTGAAATTTTTTACATTGCTCAGCGCAATTGCAGGAGAGAGCAAACGAAGATCGTAAGTCGAATCATGAATAAGATTCTCATCAGGCGTTTTCACGCCAGCTCTCTCATGCGACTTATAAGAACTCGCCAAGTTGAGAGGAATATTTCCGCCATTAATCCACGTATCCGCATGATCGATCTCATTAAGATAAAGAAAACGCTCATTCCCCGCCAAGGCAACAGCATCCGCAGCCACTTTACTGGAAGCGCCGATGCCTAAAATTTTCTTGTATTGCAATTGATAAGAAAATTCCATATAAATATTATCGGCCTTTTTTCTATTTCGCATATCAAATAAATCTTTCAAAAAAAATTAACTTACATCGCGAAGGCTAAATAGAATTTCCTTATGGCAATTAACATATGCGACAGAGAAAAAATATCCCATTTTTATGCCATTACGTTTTTTAACCATCTGTGCTTCACAATTGAAAAAATGCACTGTAGCACTATTCACGGGAAACTGTAAATTTTTTAAAAAAGCCCAGCCGGGCCCGTAGTTCTATCCCAACTGTAAATAATCAACTCTTTCCGTTCCACCGCCCTCCCACCGCCGCCCACGCTGTAATGAATATCGGTCGTGTCCTTCTGGAAGCGAGCAAACACGCGCCGGATGTCCGGGTGATCGATCAGGCTCAGGATAGCCTTACCCTTCAGCCTGGCCATCAGCTCGGCCATCTTCTCATACTGCTCGAACTCGAATTCCACGCCATAGCCAGCCGTCTCCCAGTACGGCGGGTCGAGGTAAAACAGCGTATGCGGCCGATCATAGCGCTCCATGCACTTGTACCAGTCCAGGTTCTCGATGTAGGCACCGGAAAGGCGCAGGTGCGCGGCAGACAAGTTCTCCTCGATGCGCAGCAGGTTGAGCGGCGGCGCGGTGGTTGCTGTGCCCCACGTCTGGCCGTCGACTTTCCCGCCGAAGGCGTGCTGCTGCAGGTAGAAGAAACGGGCCGCGCGCTGCAGGTCCGTCAACGTGTGCGGCGGCGTGTCCTGCAGCCACTTGAACACCTCGCGGCTCGACAGCGCCCACTTGAACTGGCGCACGAACTCCTCCAGGTGATTCTTTACGACGCGATAAAGATTGATCAGTTCGCCGTTCACGTCGTTCAGCACCTCGACTTCGGCGGGCGGCCGCATGAAGTACAGGGCTGCGCCGCCGGCAAAGACCTCGACGTAGCAGGTGTGCAGTGGAAATTGCGGGATGATGCGGTCGGCCAGGCGTCGTTTGCCGCCGATCCAGGGAATGATAAGCGTACCTTGCGTCATTAAGAACATAAGCACCTATGTGCATTCTTAACAACTCAAGCAGTCCCCCCCCAAAAAAAAGACTTCTCTCAATAAAACTACCCAAAGGCGTCTATCAAGAGTGAGTGAGCGTACCCCAGCGAAAATCTGAAACCCTATCACCCAATCTTGAAAAAACGAAAAGAAGTACAAAATTAGCACGCGGGGGGGGGCTGCGCCATCATTTCCCCTCAAGGATGCGTGAGATTTTGATAGTTTTCATAGAAATATTTCCCATACAATCATACTTTTGCGCAACATCCCTCTGTCACGCCTTCTTACCAAGTAAAATAACTAGAAAATCACCATTATGGTGACTAAAATGGAAAAATATGGCAACATACCTACCGAGGCGGATTGCCAGTCTTGGCGTCATAGCAAAGCCGATACCTTGCAGCGGAAACGCGGTTCATATGCATTGCATATCTCACAACAACTGCACCGTTGGTTCGCTTTATTGCCTAGAGTTCTTTAAGCAGTACCTTCAGAATGACGAGTGGGTTTACTTTGATACCCGTCAAGCATATAAGCTTAGGGACAAATTATCATGGGAAGACGAGCACGTAGCTGAGCTATTAATGGGGTTAAGCACTCTGGATTTTCAGAAAATTGTTGAGGACTGCACCGTCAATGATCTACCGGGCTATAAATCAGTTCACGGGGATCAATACGAAATTTTTTGGCACTTAGAGGATAAAGTCAGAAAAAATGGTCCCGTCGACGGGACTTTAGCATTATCACTTAAAATTGCAATTGTAAAAGACTCACTTGGCTATGGCTGTGGAGTAGTTACATTGCACACATCAGGTTATTAAAATGAGATTAAGAAGAGGAAGTGTAACGTCTATCAATGGTGAGGTTTGCCGCCATTGCGGTGGCAGCAACCTTTCAACAATTAATCGAAGCGAAACTGTTGAATTTAGAAATCTAGAATTAAATGTCGAAAAACTAAAGAAGACGACCTGCAATACTTGCGGCTCGCTTTTTGAAACAGATGAACAATCAATTGAAAATCAAAACATAATAAAAAATCAATATTCAATTGAAAGGGATAGAATAAGATCTCGCGACGGACTGCTTTCAGGAAATGAAATTTTTCAGATAAGGACATCGTTTTCACTCAATCAAAGAGATGCTGCCTTTATATTTGGCGGAGGATATAATGCCTTCAATAAATATGAGTCTGGTGAAGTTTTACAAAGCGTCGCGATGGATCGCCTACTGAGGTTAGTACGCGCTGCTGGTCAGCCGGCCTTATCCGTTCTACAAAAGATTGTTCAACTTTCACGCAGCGAGGTTCCTGCTGAGAAATTGAAGCTTTCTCATATGAGATTTGATGTAGACCTATCAATTTCACTTGAGGTAAAAATAAAAAACAGGACATTCAATGTTGAGATAACAAGTCCCGAAAAAAAGAAAGAAATAGTCGCGCTCATTAAAAATTCGACTTACATACACGCACCGACAACATCCAGCGCGCCGAAGTTTATTCCATCCGCCCCAATTTTCTTAGATTCAGAAATGGCACGGAAAACAACTGAAAATACTGTCTTCCTAACAGAGGCTTAATAAATGTCCCAAAAAATCAGAACCCAAACAGATACTAGCATTATCGAAATTTCGGTCCCCGATAAGATCCCTCAATATTATGCAGATGGAGTAAACCATATCGCCATAGGTGTGCCAGTATCGAAAATGGTTTTCTACACTACCTCAGCAATGCCTCAAGATGGCGAAAAAGAATCTGAAATTACTGTTGAACAGAGAAGAGTCGATTTTGAAGTCTCCATCCCAACATCTGCCTTGTTAGAGATGGCCAAACACGTAATAAAGAATCTTATTTTAAACAAAGACAGTATCGATGATGGGCTAAATGAGTACAAAGAAGCATTCAAGAAAAGCTTATCCGCCTTTCAACCAGTAATTAAAAATTCTAAAGACTAATTTTTCGAATAAATTTCTACCGCAAAAAAAATAGTACGCAAGAAGCACTACGAGACTGCCATAAATAGCCAAGATAATTCAATGTTTTATCCCTCTTAAGTTAAACAAGGAATAATGTAGCTACTTTAATGGCATGCCTTCTTTCTGATGAACCATTATAAAAGACTGACAAGCTCGAGCAACTGCCGCAACGGCTTCTGTCTGCCGGATCAAGGCTTGAGTATCTCTCACCACCGCGTCAGGAAGTAGCCCGCCGGCGAGGTCGGCTGCAGCGCCTCGTTCGGAGCCACTGGCTCCGAACGAGGCGGCTGGTTCAGCACCTGCACAGAAGGTGCGCTTACGACGGTAAGGCAGCCCTCGATAATCGTCTCCAGCTCACCCTCATATTTCCGCCCACGCGACCAGTCCCGTGCCAACGCCAGGACAATCTCGCCATCCGTTACTACTGACGCCAGCTGGCCGAACTCATAGGCCGGCCGCTCCGGTACCGACTTTACACATGGTGTAAAGATAGGAATTTCGACCCGTTGCGGCGCAGGCGGCACACAGGCACAGCCGGCCAGTACCAGTACAAGCATCCATTTCATCGCACGCCCTCCAGCAGCAGCCTGACAGCCGGCATGGCCTCGTCGCAGGTCGCGGCGCGCGCACCCACGATCTTCGCCAAAGCCGCGTCAAACTTCTTACCCTTGGCAGCAGCTACCGCCTGCGCCACCGCGCCGCGTTCCTGTGCCGCAAGGGTTGCCTTGGCCATGCCATCGATGGCGCGGTTTTGCTTGGCGATCGAGCTGCGCAACTGCGCGCTAACGCCTTGCTCCAGCACCAGCGAAGCGCGTGCGGCGTCACGATCACCAGCGGCCAGCCACCAGCCGGTGCCAGTGGAGCTGGCCACCAGCAACAGCGCGGCGGCCAGCACGATGGCCGCCGCCTTCCAGATACCACTGACGGCGGCGCCCGCCAACGTGTCCAGGGCGCTCATGAGCGCACCTGCAGGATGCCGGCGCGCGTGCCCCGGTTGTCGATGGTGATGATGCGGTTGATCGGCTTGGCCACCATCTTGGTGCTGACGTGCACCCAGGTCAGTTCGTTGATGATCTGTCCAATCCCGAACTCCTCCAATTTCGGCAGCAGCGCCTGGCATACCTGGTATGGCGTCATGCGCAGCGCCTTGAAGTCAGCCGCGCAGCCGCGCACATGATCACTGCCATCGCTGCTGCCGATACCCCGATTCACAGGAATCGAGCGGTAGCCGCTGATATTGGTCAGCGGCGTGTCGATGCCGGCGCAAGCCGTCAGGTAATTGCGGATGCGCTGCAGCAGTTCGGCCGTTCGCTGCAGTTCGGCCAGCACGGTCGGCGTCGGCGTGTTGTCGACAGCATGGCGCGCCGCCCAGTCGGAGGCGGTCAGTTCCTGTAAGGTGAAATTTTTGGTGAGATTCACAGACCACCCCGCACATCCTTGACGATGGCGGCCGCATCGCGCGCCAGCTCGCCGATGTCCTTGTCGCGGCGCTTGTCGAGCCAGCGTACCGTAGCGCCCAGCACCCACCAGGCGGGCAAGCCGGCCGCCACCATCAGCGGCGCGGCGATGAACAGGAAGCCCAACGCCGGATCGCTGCCGTACAGCACGGCGACTGCGCGTGCGCTGTCGAACAGGCCCGGCATCCAGTTGCGCACGACCACGACCAGGGCCGGCCCCATCAGGGCGGAAAACAGAATGGTGACGAAGAAGCGCACGCCCGCTTCCTTGGCAGTTTTTGGCCACATAAACATGAATCCCAGTGAGGTTGCGGCAGCACCGGCCAGGACCGGGATGCCAAAAATTTTGATCAGTGCGCCGCCGGCGGCGGTTGTTTCGATGGCCATGAATGCCTTTCAGGTGGTGAAAATTAAAAAACCCGCCGAAGCGGGTTTGTGCTGGACTGCTGATTTGCTACACGACCTTGACCATCACATAGGCCCGGCCGTCGGGTTCAATCGAGATCACGCGCCCGACTGCCTGCAGGTACTGCAAGTGGGTGAGGTCCGTCTGGCGGACGGCAATGCCCTTGATGCCGGCGCCATCCTGCACCGGCACGATGTAGTCGCCCGGCTGAGCGCCCAGCACGTTCACCGGCACGCGGCCGGCGATGGCGATGCGGTCGACCTTCTGGCGCTCGATCTCCAGCGCAGCGTCGAACGCAGCCATAGCCTCGGCATCCTGCTGCACGGCAGCGCTGTGAGCTGCCAACGCAGTAGTGTAGGAGGCCAGCTTCTGCGCCCACTCAGCATCGGTATCGCCTGGCACAACCTCATCCGCATACTCCGTCGGGCTAGTTCCAGGAAGTGGACGTTTCTCGATCATATCCATCAGGCGCGGCGGTGGTGTTGGCGCAAGCCCGGCCTGTGGAGTTGGGCGCGATCCGATGCAGCCGGACCAAGAATCACCACCGACGAACGATGGAGCCGTCGATTTGACGGCGAACATCACGGCATCGGCCCACTGGTCAGTGATTGTGTTGTCAGCGGTGATGCCGACAATCTGGCCCTTGGCGATGGCGCTGCAGCCCAGACATTTACGCACGTATTCAGCGTAATCATTACCCATGGTATTGACGGTGCCGGGAGTGGTAATGCCACGATTCGTAGTGGAATTTTTGCCGACATACATCACCGACGACGGCTGTAAAAAACCATCACCATTGCCGGCGTAAAGCACCATGCTGGGCTGCGCACCAACCAGCCCAGCATGTAGCAGCAGACTCCCCTGACTACCCGTAGGGGTGAATGCGCCTGACCCAGCTACCTGTAGCAAGTTGAGGCCATTGTCTGTCGTGGTGCCGATCAGTACGGAGCCGCGCCCAGCAATACGCATTTTCTCCACATAACCGGAAGAGCCGCCAGTCTCGAATGCGGTATAACCGGCCAGGGACGTTGTCGGGTCGCCAGCACCGACAATCCGGGAGCCGTACGTTGTGCTGCCGGGATAGCCGAAGTGGATCGCGGTTCCTGCGACGCCAGATGCACCTGCGTTCGTGCTCAGCGAAAGCTGCTCGACGATGCCGGCCACGCCTGTGCGCGTCACTGCTATGGTGGAGGTTGTCGTCAGAGGACCAATCAGCATCCCACCCGTCAACGGTAGCGCGTTGTAGGGACCGGCTGCAAATGCATCCCACATCTGGTTCAGCACCTCGACCACATTTCTCATGCCCGCCGCAAATTTGTTTGCCATTTTTATATTCCTTCGATTTGGAGTGGTGCAGAATAGGATTCGTAATACGGCGTGGCCACCGCGTCCAGGTTGCTTGCCTTGCCATACAGCATGTGGTCTTGCTCCAGCAGCGAGTCGGCATTTTCCGGATACAAGCTGAACAGCATGGCTTTACCCTTACCGTTCTCGCGCAGGATGCGCATGAAGCGAGCGCGATCCATCGGCGTTAGGTGGGCCAGGTTGATGCTGATGCCGTCATGCATCGTGCCAACGGCGCTTTTCAGGTCGCCGGCACCCGTGCGGTAATTCTCCGTGCTGTCCTGCGGCAATAGCGACGCCCCGTATTCGGCGTTGTACTCGGGTGACCAGTAATTGCCGGCCACCAAGCGCGACATCTCGATGTAGCCCTCCGGCGTGTCCGGGCAGTATGCTTCGATCACCAGGCGACGCACAAATACCGTCGGAAACCACGCCACCGCATCCGCGCCACCTCCGCGCGCCCAGGAATTGACGCCACCCCACTGATATGCATTCCACCCTAACGGCAGTTCGCCGAAGGGATAAGATTCCAGCGGCGCCTCGGGGCACGGCATCGTCCAGCCGGTGTCCATCGCCGGCACTGCGTCGCCCGGCTGGGCATAGCCGCGCACGCGCATGCGCGCGCTGCTGGTCATATTGCTGAAGATCAGCGCCACGCAGGCGATGGATTCCTGCGTTGGCCAAGTCGCCGTGATGGTTTGCTCCGTGCCGGTGGCGCGCAGAATGGCATTCTTGCTGTCGCGCTGCAGGTTTGCCGGCCCCAGCGTGCCGGCCTGGCTCGACGCAGTCAGCGTCGCCCGGTCGGCTGCGTTGTCATAAAGGATGCGGAGGTTTCTCATGGCAGATTTGCGCCTTCAATAATAAAAATTGTGCCTTCACCATCCAGCCCGTCCTGATGTGGATCACCTGCCGGCATGGTGTAGCGCTGCACGACGCTACTTGTAGTACCCAGCTCGGTGCCACTTGTACGGCGCCAAAACGAGCGCCGCTCTTCGTGGTCGAAACTGCCAGGTATTCCGCCTGCCGATTCCGAGATGCTCCAAAAGTTTGGCATTCCGATCCCAACCGGACGCTGCAGCAACGGGATGTCGACGCGGGTAACTGTTCCGCCTGTCACGCCTGATCCACGCGGAAACAAGGGCGAATGCTGCCCGAAATCGGCAGCAATCACTTGGCTGATTGGATCGCGCAGGATCAGCCCTTTTGGGGCTGGCGTCGCGCCTGGGAGGACGAACACCCATACGTCCAGAGCGTATTGCGTGTCGAACCCAAACGCGTCAGGTGAGGCGCCGCAATAGGCACGAATGTCCCAAATTCCTGCCGCCGGACTCGTCACACTGACAATGCCGACTTTTCGACCAAGAGGCAGATCAAACGCCACCAAAATCGGGCCGGGGTGGTAGACACGATAGTCCTGATAGCCAGCGACACGCCCAGGGGCGGCATTTCTCACGTCGCCAGCCGGCTGCACGACCGGTTGCGGTGTGGCCTTACCCAGGCAGTACGGCAGGCGCCCCTCGGATGTCACCACAAGCTCGCGCGCGCCATTGCGGATGCGAAGACGGACACTCATTTAACGAAGAGCGCGACCGGCTCACCAATACTCACACCATTGAAAATAAACCGTGGGTAGCCCAGGTCGTTATCGTATGTATATGCGAGACCCGACAAATTGTTACCGCTGATGGTCAGGACTATCCCGGTCAGCCCAGGCCCCATGCCAGGAAATGAATAGGCATGCACCCCGGACGGCACCGCATAAATCCCCAGGCACACGCCCCCCACTGCCAGACGGGAGTCAAATTTGACCCGGCTCGTGCCAGGTTCGCGCACAATCAAGACCTGGTCAGCCATACCGGCCTCCATTTTTGATATTTTTCATGTAATCGCCGCTCCCAGCTCGATGTACGGCAAAGGATGCGTGCCGTCATAAAAGTAGATGCCTGTCGAGAGCAAATCGTAGCCAGCTGCCCCATCCGCACGACCAGGACTCTGTAAGATTTTGAAGGTGCCGGTAACACCCGACAGTGCGCCCGTGAAGGTGGCGGCACCGGCAATGATCTTGAATTGCGGCGTGTAAATATCGCCGTTCGGATCGAAGCGTGCATATTTTCCTGCAGCGTAATTGCCCATCAGCATTCCAGCCTCACTCAAATGAAAACCGTAGCCGCCATTGGTCGGCCATCCCCAGGCACCTGATGGATAGCCTGGGCCGCCATGGATGGCGGAGGCCGAGATATCGCCCGCTATCACCTTGCCAAGCTTGGCGATAAGGGCGCCCAGGTTGTCTGCAGCAAGTGACTTTCCTGCAATAGAGCCATCGACCAGCAGATTCCCATTGATCACCGTGCCCGCCTCCAGCCAAGCACCATCAACATAAAACTTCGTCACCGCATGCGTGGTGTCGTACAGCGTCACCATGTCGCGGTTGATCGGCGCGCCATAGCCGGCCTTGCCAATTTCGTACACGGCCGAGGCATCCGACCATGCCGAATAGCCGGGCGCCGTCACCGTGACGGTACCGCGCTGGCCGGATGGCCCGGCTACGCCCTGCCCCCCACGGAACTTCGACCAGGTGTAGTCCGCCTTGTTGGTGCTGGCGGCCGCACTGGGCTTGTTGACGGCCAGGCCCAGGTACAGGGTGCTGTCGCGGGGCGTGTCGTACAGCCCGGTGCCGTCGGCATCGTCCGCATACTTGATCCAGGTGTAAGTAGTCTTGCCGTCCGCTCCGTCGGCGCCCTTCGCACCGTCGCCGCCTTTGATCAGGGACCACGCATAATCTGCCGGGTTGTCGCTCTCGACCGCCGTCGCCTTGTTGTAGGCCAGGCCGATATAGCTCATGCCGACGGGCGAGTCCGAAAAGCCGCCTCCGGCAGCGGTATTGCCATACTTGACCCAGGTGTAGGTCGTCACGCCGTCGGCGGCCAGACGTGCGGCGGCCGACCATTCGCCAGGGGTGATATCGTCGGTTGCCGCGCGCGACGCGGCCGTGGCGCCGGAGGTGAACAGGTAGGCACCGCCTGCCGTCGGCACTTGCGTCGACCAGCCGTTGTTCAAGCCGGCGAGCGCGCCCGATGCAAAGGTGAACGTGCATGCCGCGCTCGGCAGCTCCGGCGCAATATTGCTGGCGCCACGCTGGTAGATGCGCACGGGCGCTACATTCAAGCCATCCATGCCGTTTTGGCCGTTGCTGCCATTGGCACCGGCAGCGCCGTCCTTGGCCAGCTGCACGGCCCCCGCCCACTCATTGGCGGCGATATTGTCCGTGGCATTGCGCGAACTGGCCGCCGACACGCATACGTACAGCGGCGCGGTACCGGCTGGAATGACCTTCGACCAGCCATTGGCCAGGTCGTTGCCCGCGGGCGTGGTGATGGCGGCCGTGGCAAACGTAAAGACCACGTCGCCCGGCGAATCCGTGGGAACGGCAGCCGAGCGCTTGTAGGCAAAGGCCTGGCCAGTGTTCAGGCCAGCCAGCCCCGTATCGCCCGCGACGCCATCGAATACCTTGCTGATCATATAGCTACCGACGTAGTCGACGCCGAATTCGCGGATGCGCGCCTGCACCAGGGCCGTATCCGTGGTCATGGTGGCAAAATCGACCGTGGCCACGTTGCCCTTGACGCTCAGCTGCGTGCCATCAGACACCGAAAACACGATATCGCCGACCACGTTCACTGGTTTGGCGGTGATGGCAATCGAGCCGGGCGCGCCGGCGCCGGCGCTGTTCACGCGAAACACCGGCGTGCTGCCAGTCAACAGGATCGCCTTGCCGTCGGCCGTCGTGCTGAAGCGCTCCGCCGTGGCCTGCAGCAGCGTATCGCGCGCACCGCCGATAGCCGTCATACCAGCACTCCTACCGTCACGCGCCCAGCCAGCCATTGGTGCGACAAGAGCACCACCACGCCCGGCACGCCATCCTGCAGGCCGAATCGATCATCGCGCAGCACCACGGGCTGCCCCAGTTCCAGCATCATCATCTCGGGCTCTCCGTCGAATTCGTATATCGTGCGCTGCACCTTGTTCAAGGCAAGGCGCCGCGCCGCTTCCGCCTGGGCGTCTGCGTTGGTCTTGAGACAAGTTTCAATTTGCGGCGGGTCGTCCGTCAGCCGGTACCGCGCCTTGACCGCAGTATCGACAGCCGTTTCCGTCAGCCACTCCGTCGCGTACAGGTCGGCATGCGCCGGCGGAATGCTGGTGGTCAGGCTGGCCTGCACGGTGTAGTTGCGGTCGAAGGCGATCTTGACGGCCGCCACTACAGGCAAGCGCTGCACCGGGCGCAGGGAATCGAGCCGCATGTGTTCGGGACCGATCTCCACCGGAATGCCAGCGGCCGGCAGCGCGATCTGCACCAGGCGCAGCTGGCCGGTGCGCGACATGACCGCCTGGGCGCCCACGCTGGCCGCCAGCTGCTGGATGGCCAGCGCCTGGTTCATCCGGTCCGCAACGTACAGGCCCACCAGCTGCGGGTGGGCGGCGTCGAAGGCGGCCAGGTTGTCCAGGTCGAGATCGGCCAGGGTGAAGCGGTCGGACGCCTTGCCGTAAGCCGTGGCGATGCGCTGCACCAGCGGGGCAATGCGCGGCGCATAACCGCCGCCCTTGTCACCCTGCACGCTGACCGTGATCGCCGCCGAATACGGCGGCGTGGTGAGGTTGAAGCGCCCCGCCTGGTCATTCAAGGCCACAGCAATCGGCTTGCCGTTCGTGCGCACCTCGAAGCTCGACTCGACTGCGCCGAGGAAACCATATTCCAGGGTAACCGGGTCAGTCAGCAGCGGCGTGACGTTGTGGCATTCGCCGAACGGCACCGGCAATGTCGCGTCCTTGTTCGGCGTTGTACCGCCCAGCTTGGTCTCGGTGATGGGGGTATCCAGGCGCTGCAGCTTGTCGCGCAGCGACAGGTTGATCGATTCGCGCGCGGAACTGCCGATATCGGCAACGATGCCGTCAAAAATCAGCCGAAAATCGCTGCGCGGCCAGGCCGGATCGCCGGACCAGGCCTTGATGGGGCGGTTGCGCCAGACGTCGGCGAGCCAGCCATCAAGCGCGCCATCGCCGTTGTCGAGCTCAATATCTCCGCCCGACAGGCCAGCCTCGCCGGTCAGGCTGACCTGCTCGGTGAAGGCCAGACCGCCAGTGGCCAGCGGCAGGTACTCGACGTTGGGCGGGATATCGGCCGGGCCGGTGACATACGGCCAGGAGGAGATAAACCGCGTCTGTTCGACGCCCCCCACATTCACCTGCACCTCGATCAGCACCATGCGGGTGGCCGACGAGCTTTGCAGCCATGCCAGAAATTGCGCATCATTCATTGAGAGTACTCCACTCGTTTCGCCCAGGCGGATGCCTTGGCGGATTTATCGACACCGGCCACGACCGTCTTCGCTGCTTTGTCGTTCGATTCGACGGTGGCCTGGATGGCGGCGCCGGTTTGCTTGGCCTGATCGGTGCGCAGGCCCTTCACCTCTTCCCGCAGGCTCTTGATCTCGGCTACCAGGGCATCGGTGTTGCCACCGCCCTGGCTTGGTGCTCCACCGAAATACCGGCGCATGGCTGCGGCCGCAGGGGCGTCGACCACCACTTCGCCGCGATGCAGCTCGGCCGCATAGCCATCAAACGCCACGCTGGCCAGGCCGCCGGCATGGGAACCGTCGAACTGCACGCCGAGGCCTGTCGCCGTACCCATCGCCGCATGAAGGTTGGCGATGGCTTGCGCCACCGTCAGCACGCTGTCGTTGATGGTGATCAGGCCCGAGACCTGGGCCCTGAGTGCATCCAGGCTGGCCTGTTGCACGTCGACCTGCGCCGAGGCCCATTTCAAGGCCTCGTCGTTGGCCGCCACCACACGGGCGTAATCCGCCGCGTAGCGGGCATCCGAGGCGTTGACCACCTGGGATGCCGTCAGGAAGGCCTGCTCGGCAGCCGACAGGCCGGACTGTGCCGTCGTGTCGCCGGCATTGGCCGCCGCCAGGGTCTTCTCGAACTGAGCCCGCGCCTCGGCGTACTTCTGCTCTGGCGTCAGCGTCGACTGGCTGCCCAGGGCCATGTTGGCGTTCAGGCCGTTGAGGGTGTCCACCCACGATTTCGACTTGTCCAGCGCCGTCTTGGCCGCTGCCGCCTCGGTGTCGTAGGCCTTGGCCAGCGCATCCTTGGCCGATACAACGGCCTTGGCCGCCTGCACCTGATCGAACAGCGCCCGGTTGACGTCGGCGATGCCGGCGCGCTGGATCGCCAGCAACTCCGTTTCGCTTTTCGTCAATTCGTTGAGCTGTTGCTGCAGGTCTCGACGCTCGCTGGCGATCTCGCTGGCAGTTTTCGCCACGGCAGCAAAGTCGCCGGTTGCCGCCGCCAGCTCAGCCGCGTAGTCGGCCGCCTTCTTGAACGGCTCAGCAATGGCGATCAACTGCGAATACATCGCCTGGCCGGCAGCCGTGTTCAGGTCCTGCGCCAGCACCAGGGCCTTGAACTGCTCCACCGTCGTCACGCCAGACTGCCCCAGCCTGCCCATGGCGTCATTCACCGACTTGGTAATCGGCGCCATGCGCTCGGCTTCGGTCAGGAAGTTCTCGACGAAGAAGCCGGTACCGCTGGTCAGCTTATCCAGGCCGCCGGCCGCGGCGATCAGGCTTTCGCTGAGCGCCACCGCCCCCAAGCCGGTGGTATTGAACGACTTGCCCAGCACGGCCAGTACGTCGGATACCTGCATAAAGTCGTTGGTGACGCGCACCAGCGTTTCCAGGTAGCCCTCGCCCACCGCCTGATACTGCTGCAGGCCGACCACACCGAACTTGGCCATGTCGTCGCCCAGCTTGGAAAAGGCCGTTTCCAGCGCCTTTTGCTGTTCTTCGCCCGACAGGTCTTTCAGACTGATCTTGCCCAGGTCAACCACAAAGGTATTGAGCTTGGCGTTGAAGGCTTCGCCGCCAAGGCCCAGCACGTCGGCCGCGCTGCGGATGGTCTGTCCCATGCTGCTGATGATCATGGTGAACTGGTCGTTCATTTCATCCGACAGCGCTGCCGTTTTGGTGCTGTCCTTGCTGCTGTAGCTGATGCCGAAGGCCTTTTTCTTGGTGTTGACATCGGCATACGCCTGGGCCGTAAAGCCCAGCGCATCTACATTCCCCAGCGACAAGGCCTTGCCGGTGATGCCCTGGTCCTTGATTGAGGTCGAGGTGTTGAACAGTTTCGACACGACGCCACCGAGCACCGAACCGAGCACAGCCCCAACGGCCAAGCCCAGCGGGCCGCCAATGGCCGCCATGCCCATCCCCAGATAAGTGCCGAGTGCCGCGCCGCCGACGCCGCCAGCCAGCGTACCGGCGGCCATGCCCAAGCTGCCGCCCAGAATGGTCGTGCCAGTTTGCACCCCTGCCGCAGCGCCGCCACCAGCAGCGGTCACACCGGAGCGCGCCAGCAGTCCCGCCAGATTACCGATGCCTGACACCATCTGTTTCAGGGATAAATCCATCGAAATGGTATGCGCCAGGCCCAGGCCGCTGTTTTTCTCCATAATGGCCAGCGAATGGGCAATCGATTCTGATTTCGCGGATGAGTCGCCCAGGATGGAGCCGGTACCGGTGGCGGCCTGGCGATCCTTCGCAGTGGTATCCGATCCACCGCCGCCAGAGACGGCGAAGCCCAAGGTCGCCATCGCCGCCGCCATTGCAGCCATACGAATCCAAGCACTGTAAGGATCTCCCTGCGCTTGCGTTGCCACGGCGACGGCTGCAGCAGATGTGCCTTTTACTGTGTCGGCTGCAATTTGCGTTGCGGTGCCGGCCTGAATCGCGACTGTTTTCGCGGCCTCAGCACCGAGCGTTGCAGTAGTCACAACTTCGACGGCAAACAACTTCTTCACCATCGATTCGATGGCCATCGCCATTTCCACGGCGCGGTAAGCTCTTTCCGCCCCTTCCATTGCCCGATAGCCGGCGGTGTTTTCCTTGAAAAATCCCTTAGCTGAGCTGGCCATATCACCATAGGATTTGATCTGCGCCTGCGCGCCCTGCTGGGCAGCGGCGGCCTGAGCCTTGGCTAACTTTGTCGGATCGCCATATGCATCTTTGGTAGCGACCGCCAACTGCGCAGCAATAGCCTGCTGTTGGACGGCATAGCCAGATAAAGCCGTCGTGAGCCCGCCGATGGCAGTGCCTACCGCGCCGAACGAGGCCGTCATACCTTGCGCTGCCGACTTCGTTGCGGTATCGACAGCCGTCAGGATATCCAGCAGTTCCTTGGCCTTGGCCACATCGCCGCCCCGCTCTTGCGCCGAAGCCTTGCCTTGCACGATGCCAAGGCGTTTCATCGCTTCAATCTTGCGATTAATGCCATCGATGACCTTCTCATTGCCATCGAAACTAGCAAGGGCCGCTTTTTGCTCTTCAAGGTCAGCGACAGCCAAGGCTGTCTTTTGCGCCGGCAACAAGCCATAAGTACGGATCTGCTCTTCGACGGCAGCTACCTGGGCGTTAATGGCCGCGATTTCTTTGTTGGCAGCATCCGATGCGGCGGTGGCAATCGCCGCTTGGCGCAAGCGCTCCTCTTCGTCACGGGTAAAACTCGCGTCGAAGAAGGCCTTTTCGGCCGCATCGCGCTTGCCCAGGATCTCGTTCAGTTCTTTCTGGTGCTTGGCGGCCTCGGCCTTGGTGGCGCTGTTGTGCCCTTGCAGTGCGCCGATCTGCTGATCGAAAGCATCGATCTCTGCCTCGTAGGTTTTCAGGGCGTAGTCGCGCCTGTTCTGGTAGGCCTGCTGCACCGACAGCTCGCCGCCCTTCAAGTACATGTCATCAAGCTTGCCCAGGGCGTCGTAGTGCGCCTTGGTAGTTGCCGCTTCTTTCGCGTACTGCTTGATTTGATCGGCGAGCTGCGTGTTTTCGACCTGGTCGGCTTTTGGCTTGGGCTCACGGCCTTCCGTATCGCGGTAGGTGGGCGTGCCGACATATACGGAATTTGCAAGCGCAATTTGGGCATCCTGCTGAATTTTCAGACTCTTGTCTGCGTTCTCCACAAGCAAAGCCTGCGCGCGCTGCGCGTAATCGCTGTCAACCTTGAGCTTTTCGTCAGCGTCTTTTTTTCTTTTTGCGTTGATGGTCAACACCCGCTCGTCATATGCCTTTTGGAACTTATCTTCTCCCGCAAGGATCTGGTCTTTCGTATCACCAAGCAGTTTGGCATTGGCCTCCATCGCCGCTTGCATCTTCTTATAGGCATCAATTTGACCTGTAATGCTAAAACCTGCCTCCGAGCGGTCAATCGTGTATTGAGTATGAATTTCAGAAGCCTTGCTGGCATACGAGCCCGCCGCGCCCAGCAGCTTCATTGCGGAAAAAGCATTGTTGACGTTGTCGGCGACCACAACGAACACCTGAGCGAGCGTACTGCCCCACTCGTGCAATTGGTTATTCCGAGACAATTCGCTGACTTCGCCGTTAGCGTCCTTGAAGCCCTTCGTCAGCGCCATGACCGTAACGGTCAACACCTCAAGGAAGGTTTCGCCGGCCACGGTTTTCAGATCGGTCATGTAGCGCTGCATCGACGTGATCTGCTTGCCAGCCGTGCCCATGGCAGCCTCATAGGTGCCGGCGATATCCGAGCCACGGTCGATCACAGCATTCAAGCGAGCCTGCACGCGCTCGTTTTCCGACAGCTCTTTGGTAGTCTTGCCCAGCTCATCAGCCATCTGGCGATAGGCCGTCTGCAAGTTCACATTGATACCGATGTTCCGCAAGATCAGCACATTACCGCGGGAAATACCGTTCACCAAGCGGTCGAACGCATCCGACGAATTCAAGTGACCGATCACGGCCGCGTCCTGGGCGATGCGCGCCAACACGGTGGCGTTCTTTAGGTCGACGTGAGCCTGGACCAGTTTGGTGGCCGACTCACGCGACTCGACCATGGTAATTCCCTGACGAGCGATCGAGTCGGTCGCCGTATCCATCTGGTTTTTGGTGTAGCCCGCATTGCGGCCGACGACTTGAACGACCACGCCAAGCGTCTCATACCGAGCCGCCAGCAGTGACGATTCCTTGATATAGTCCCATACCTTCAGGGCGGCATAGGCCGCGACAAGTGCCTTGACCGCAAGCGCCAATATGTCTGACGATTTGGCGGCATCCTCCTTTGCCTTTGCCGCAGCCTTGATGGCGTCCTCATAGCCCTTAATCGCGGCAATTGCCTGCTGCGTTTCCTTGGTCACGCCCATTTGCGCTGCCTGATAGGCAAGCAGCTGTGTGCGACTCATGCCAATTGTGGCCGCCTGTTCGCGCATGCGCTCGATCAGTTGCTGCTGGCCCAGGGACAATTGCGTGGTTGAGCCGCCCAGCGCCTGCGTGGCCTGGGCCGCCAGACGCGCCTGCTCAGCCTGCGCGCGCATGATTTTGGACGTGTCGTCCATCTGGCCATTGCTGATCGCCGCACGCTGACCAGTGCGCTGCGTGGCGTCGCCGAGCGCTTCTACGCTTTTAGCGGCATCGCTACCGCGGCGCCATACACCGGCCGACGAGTTGGTGAAGTTGTCCAACGCGCTGATGCCTTCGGCAGATGTCGAGCGCACGCGCGCCGTCGCCGCGCTCAGCGAATCTACGGACGTGGTCGCACCAACAACCTTTGGTGCGACGCGCGCGCCGGCATCACCCAGCGCATCGACAGCCGCCGCACCCTCAGTCGCCTTGGCCTTGGCCCCAGCGCTTGCTTCACCCAACTTGTCAACGGCGGCCGTGGCGCCAGCGGTCTTTTGCTCGACGCGCACCGCCGCCTCGCCGAGGGAATCCAGGGCTTTGCTGCTCTCGACCACTTGGCGAGTATCGATGGAAAGTCCAAGTTGGGCGATATCAGGCATTTAGTGTTCCTTCTTGTTTTGATGATGCATAAAGAGCACGTCAAGGCGATCAATCACGTCCTCTTCGAACGGATCGAAGCGCACGCCGTGGCGCGCCTGCCAAGCCAGTATCTCGGGACTGGTGAGCGCGTTCACGGCCATGCCGCACTGGCGTTTCTGGTTCAGCTGGGCGAACCAAGTCCAGATGTAGGCCAGTTCGGGCGGCAGTTGGGGCACCGCTGGGGCCTCGGGCGCCCGGTAGAGCGGGTTCTGCCGGGCAGTATCCAAGTGATCGCCCTTGGCGTTGCCGTCGCCTGCCACTGCCGCACGATCAAACAAGTGATCGGCGTACAGCAGCAGGGCCTGGGTCAGACCTTCAAAAAATTGGCGTCGTTTTCCAAGGCGGCCGTGACGCGGTCCTGCCAGGTCGGGTATTTGTCGAACGCCGTGGCGATCAGGCCCTTGTCGAACGGTACGGCAGAGCCATTGCTGGTGAAGCCGTACCAGTCGACGGCCACGGCCAGCGCCAGGCGCTTCTGGTTGTCATCGATGACGTGCACCAGCTGATCCGCGCCTTCGTCGGTGGAAGCATCGATAGCAGTCTTGCGCTTGGCCGACTTCTTGTAGCCTTCGGCGCGCACGGCGTGGCTTTCCTTGCGGTACTCGTCGGAATTCTTGCCGACGATCTTGATGCCGGCCACGGGCTCGCCGTCGGCGTCGAAGATCACGGGCACGTCGAAGGTCACGCGCGCGGCAGGCGCGGACAGGTTGGCGATGTCGAAGCCAGCGACGGCCAGGGCTTGAGCGGCGTTCAGGACTGCAGGTGCTTGGGTGGTATTCATGGATAGTGCCTCTCGTGGGTTTTGATAAGTGCCCGTGCCGGCCGCCGCGCCCACGAAGGCGACAGCGACCGGCCGGTGCTGGCGTTGGCTTGCGCCAAAAACGAAGCCCGGCGCGTGGCCGGGCGAAAATGAAGCAAAAATAGCGTACCGTCAGGCCGTTCCCAAACTGACGGCCTGACAATTACAGGCTCGTGTCCTGGAACGCCACGGTCGTGGCCTCGTGCTGCGCGTCAGCGCCCTGGTACCTGAGCACATCAAAAGAGCAAGTGATAATCTTGTTTTTCTCGCCATCATCGACCTTGGCCGAGGTGATCTTGATGCGGCCCATGGCGATCGCCATGACTTCAGCCAGCGGCGCCGTGCTGGCTGCCATGGCGTAGGCCAGCGGCAGCTCGACTTCCTGCTTGAAGTAGTCGATGTATGCCGAATCCTGCATCAGCACCGTGAACTGGCCGCTGCCCAGCACCTTGCCGCGCGAGGCGGCCGTGGCGAACTTGGAGCCGATCACGGGATCGATCTTGACCTGGCCATCCAGCGACAGCGACATGCCCGTGCAGATTTGCGACGGAATGCCGGCGACAGACAGCATCGCGGTGGCGCCAGAGAACTTGCCGGTACCGGGCGTGGCGGCGGGTGCCGCGAAGTACGCCGCTGGCGTGGTCGGACCTTCCAGCTTGCCCATCAGGGTGAAGTCCATGCTCGTGATGCCATTCGGCTGCACGGCGATGTCGACCTTGCTCACCAGCTGGTCGATGAAGCAACGATTCACGGCGATGCCCGGATCCTGCACTTCCGCGGTGAACCAGTCCGTAGTGTGCCCGGTCAATGGGGTGAAGCTGCGCTTGCCGGTTGCGGTCACGGTCACTGGGTCGCCTTCGACCTTCACCGTCATTGCGCTACCGTCCATGAACTGGCCCGTCAGCTTCAGCGCGGTGGCCGAGGTGACGAAGAAATTCTTGGCATTATTGGCCGCACCGGTAGTCAGGAAGCCGCCGATGCGCACAACGGTACCGGCGCGGTGGCCGTCAGCGATGAACGAGCCTGCGCTGCGCGTCAGACCGGTTGCGCTCGATGCGATGGTATTTTGCGCTGCGGTGACGCCGCCAGCCGTGAAGTCGCGGCGCAGCAGCGCGGAGAGCAGCACGGCGTAGGTGCCGCAGCTCGCCTCGCCCTTGATGGCGCCGGAGGTCCGGAAGTTGCCCAGGCGGGTATCGCCCTGCTGCTGGCTCGGGTCAATCTCGTTGCTCGAGTACTTGTCGGCGTCCGTGTCGAACGTCGCGGTGACGCGCGGATAGAGGCGACCGGCGGCGGTCAGCGCCTTCGTGCCTTCCGCAGGCTGTTTGGCGATAACGAGCAGGCTGTCGATGCCGTTTGCAGTGGTCATGATGTGGATTGCCTTTCTTTGGTCGAAAAAAAAGACCGCCGAGGCGATCTGTGTGGGGTGATGCGGGTTACAGGTTGCAGAAATACCTGATCTTGACAGGAACCATCCAGCGGTCGCCGTCCTCGCGGCCGTCCGCGATTTCGGGCGTGCGCTCGATTTGCACGGTCACATCGCCCTTCGTGAAACTTGCGCCGCGCTTAAATAGCGCCGCGATCATTTCGGCGCGCGCACCGGCCGCCGCGGTCCCCTGCCCTGGCGGATACAGCAAGCTGACCTGGAAGATGCCGTGCTCCTGGCGTGCGCCATCGCCCATGGAATGATTGTCCGGTTCCGCCGGCAGCAAATACGCCGCTTGGTACGGCCGGCCGGTGACTGGCGTGTACGGCACGTTCTGCCAAGCGGTGTCGATGGCTGGCGCGAGGCTGGCCAAGGCCGCCTCCAGCGCCGCTCGTATTGTTGGTTGGCTCATAATTTATAGCTCGAATAGCCTTGGGCGAACTCGCTTGCGGTGGTGCCGTCGCGCACGCCGTTCACAGCATTGTCCACAATGGTGCGGAATTCCACGACCGTCAGCATCACGACGCCGACGGGCGCCTGGCGCGACCAGCCCTCCTCGATGCGTTTCGCATAAGGTAAATTGTTGGCTAGGTAGATCACGTCACCTGCCTTCGCCGCGTTGATCGTGCTGCCGTGCGCGGCAATCGTGGCGCTGCCGTCCTTATCGATCAGGTCCCGCACGCCCGCAGCCGGCGAGCCGATGGAAAGCTGCCAGTTGGCGCGGAAGCGACCGCCGGTGTAGCCAGGCGGCGGTTTGTGCTTCCAGAACTTGGCATCACCTACCGGCGAGCGCTGCACCAGCTTGTTGTCGATCTTCATGGTGATAGCACGCACTACCAGATCCTGATTAGCCTTCGTCTTGGCGATAAATTCGGCGATCTGCATGGAAAACGACATACTGGCCATCAAATCCCCCTAAGTTGCAGTGTGTGCAGCACGGTCACGTCGACCGGCGCCGTGGTTTCGACGCTCTTTACCGTGTAGCTGGCGCCGCCGAACAGCACCAAATCGGCCGCCGTTGGCACCGGCATAGGCGCACCATTGCGCTGCAGCGGCGACAGCAGCAGCTTCTGGTCGCCCGCCAGGATCAATGTGCCGTCGATGTTCTCGGTCTCGTAGGCGATCTTCACGCCCGTGCCTTCGTAATCCGTTGCGGTAGTGGGCGCCGCGCCCAGGTCCGGGTCGTATTCGCCGGTCACGACCTGGCGCAGCACCACGATGCCGCCCTTGCGGCGCAGGGACTGGTCGGCGCGCGCCGCCGTCTTGGTGTAGTCGGTCATAGACTATGGCACTTTCATATAGTCATACGGCGGCGTCTCTGCGAAGCGCACCGCCTTGATCGTGGTTTTGCCGTCGATCAGGGCACGCAGCACGCGATGCCAGCCGTCCATGATGAAGCCTTGCTGGCACATAATAATAGGGTGGGTGGTGTCGACGTCCAGCGCTCGGCGCGCGTGATGCGCAATGCCGTAGGCCGAGCCCACAGGTGTCCAGACCTCGCTGCCGGAGTAGATTGCCGCCAGCGGCAGGTCGAACGACACCAAATCCCTGGCGCGCGCGATCAGGTTGGTGACGATCCAAACCTTGTCGCCGTCGCGGTAGTTGTTGTCAGCAACGAAACAGCCATCGATCTTCACTGCGGGATATGCGCTCATGCTCGTCTCACCTTGATCGAATTGCCGCCGCCGGTCGCGCCAAAATAAGGTGTGAGCAGTGAATCAACGGCAACGAAGCGCTCGCGCGCGTCCGTGGTGTTTTGGAAGTACTCATCCTCCAACGGCCCAACCTTGGTTTTCTTGATAACGTTCGACCCCGTATCCAAGTCCGGCAGCAAGTCCTCGGCGGTAGCGCGCACGGCCAGGTCAATGCAGGCATTGACGATGTCGAGCGGCACAATGGTGCTGGGCACGATGAAGCCGTCGACCGCCACGTTGTAGCGCGGCCAATCCAACGCCTGGTGCTGATACACCCGGCGACCTGCCCAGCGCGTGCGGTAAGTCGCCATAAACAGCGTCGCCTTGCGCAAGGCGATTTCCTTCGAAGGCTCGGCTAGCGCCGCCCATGCGGTCTGGCCCAGGCTGGCGCAGCGCGCATCTGCCGCGGCGACACTGGCATAGGATTCGGCGTCGGCCAGGCCGGTGCCGCTTTCGATGGTGAGCATAAATGTCCTATTGCTTGATAAGAAATTTCAATTTTCCTTTGAATTATCATAAAAGCATCTTATTATGACAATCTTAATGCATTTTCACTATCGCAAAGGAATGATAATGAAGCCTATCTTTACCAAAATCTTGCTCAGCACTTTACTTTTATTCTCATCGCTCCAGGCTCAAGCAACCACATACTCCAATCTTTCATATCCGTACCACAATATTTCCGCTCTTGGAGTATGGCCGCCGTACTTAATTAGCATGGGTGAAACGTTTCACTCGCCCGGAGGAATGCTTAGGGATTTCACCTTTTATGCGGCTTCGGGTGAAGGCGCAAACGTTTCGTTAACAATTGCGTCTTGGGACGGAGGGAAAGCCGTCGGACCGGCGCTATACGTCAGCGCACCCATTGAGTACACGGGCGGCGACCATGCAATCGGGGCAAAGGACATCAACTTAAAATTAATTCCCAATGAAAATTACATTGCATATTTGACGCCTGTAGGCATCATCAATCCACTTTCACAAGTGATAATGAAAGGATCTTGGTCTGACGGAGGCTTACCAGGTGGATACAGAATTCAATATACCCCTGAAGGTGTTGATCTTCTTGAATTCCAACGTGACTGGTTCCGCGATCAGTCGCGTGTACCAAACATGGCATATACAGCAAATATCACATTTCCTGTACCAGAGCCAGAAACCTACGCCATGCTGCTAGCAGGCTTAGCCTTCGTCGGTTTCGCTGCACGGCGCAAGGCTAAGTTGGCTTAATTGAATTCCGGCGTCGGTCAAGCTGTAGTGGTCAACCCATCCCGGACACTACGTTAAGTTTTTCTTCGGCGACGGCCGGTGCTGCTGTCGCCCGCAATTGCCGCACCGAATTTGTTCCCTGCGGTCAGGTGCTGATCGTTGAATCCTACTGTCAGCCTGATCAGCCCATCAGGGTTACCTGAACCTGGCGTGGCTGCCGCGGATAACAGCAGGGCCATCCCATATTCAAGAGAGTCGCCGTCGACCATGGAGGCATGGAACGAGGCAGTAGACCACACCAGCCGTACCGGCAGAGCCGCTGACACTCAGGACTTGACCTTCTGGCAGGCGGATAGTTTGCGGCGTGCCGCCGGCGATGATGGTTGGCATGGTGGCTTTCGGGAATGCGGTTTATGGAATGCCCCGGCGCGCGGGGAGGTGATAGCCAGGGATTAGGCCTTGGCGGCCTTGGCTGGCTTTTCGGCCGTGGCGGTTGCCGGTGCAACTTGCGACTGTGTGGCGGCGACTGCGGCATCTTTCGCGGCCTGGAGACTTGCCGCTTCAATGCGCAGGCGCTGCGCTTCAGCCTCGTTAGCGCGGGCCTGTTCGGCGACGCGATCCTTCTCGGACGCCAGTTCGCGTTCGCGCTGCTGCAAATCATCGTGCGCTACCAGCAGATCAGAGCGTACAGCCATCAGCTCGGCTGCGGTCGCCACGCGCTCGACCGCGCCTTGATCAATATATTCGGCCTTGATCGTGACTTCCGGCACGTCTTCAGCGGCATTGACGCGGCCAACAGTCACGTTTGCATCGATGATCTTGAGGCCAGCCTGGCGCGCGAGCGCCTTGACGTCCTCGTTATACTGGAACATCGGCCCAGCCAGATACCAGATGTTTTCCGGATCTTTTTCCATTTGGAACTCCGTTTTTTGTGCTTTATTGAAGAAGCCGCGCCCCGTTTAGAGGCGCGGCGCAGGCTTACTTGGTCGCGTCACCGATGGTGATCACGCCCGCCGTATGCTTGTCGCTGGTGGCGACCTTGTCCCAGTTGGAGCCGGTGCCCAGTGCGGCATCGGATGGCGACTTGCCGCCCGAGGCTTCATCCCAGGTGTAGCCCTTCAAGCCCAGCCCGAAGGTGTAGTCGACCTGCATCGTGGTTTCGATACGCTGATTGCCGTTGGTCGTTTCGATGTTGCTGATAATGTCCGAGCCGTCGGTAACGGTTGCAGCACCCTCGGCCAGGGACAGCACGCGCAGCTTGGCAGGTGCCGCAGGACCAGGCGCAGGGCCGACGGCAGCCGAGTACAGTGCCGGCGCGTCGGTAACCACCACCGGCTTGCCCAGCACATCCACCACGCGGACGTTTTGGGCCTGGAACAGCTGAGTAGCATTGGCCAGGTTGGCGCCGATCAACTTGTGGAAGGTCGTGCCGTTCATGATCTGCGCCACCAGGTTGCCGCTGTGGTCGCCGAACTTGCCATGGGCTTCGTTCATGGCGATATAGTCCACACCACGCGTCGCGCTCACATCGTTGACCGTGTTGGCGTTGTTGCTGATGGCCGCCACCAGCGCCAGGATGGCGGTGTTCAACTGGTCCGCCAGCATCGCTTCGGCGAAATTGCGCGAGGCAACTTCGATGCCTTCAGCCGTCGGCTTGTGCAGCCAGGTCATCTGCGATGGCTCGAAGCGGATCGGGCCGAAGCCACCCGCAATCTTCACCGAGTTGTGCTTCAACTGGGTCAGGTCGGTCGACGCGGCCACGCCATTGGCACCGTAGCGATTAACGCGGCGCTGGGCAGAATGGATAGCCGCAAAGAAGGATTCCTGCAGGAAGTCGCCTTCGAAGCCTTCGGTGGTCAGGCGGATGGCGCCGTTACTGGCGGCGTTGAACTTGTCCACCATCTGCGCCAGCGTCTCGATGGTCGCCGGCATGATGTACTTGTTGAAGACTTGCATTTGGGAGAGAGACATTTTTTAGCCTTTCGCTAATTCGGGATATTGAGCAGCAAAAGCAGCGGCACGCTCTTCGCGCGTCCCGCCGAGATTGCCCGTTTGTTTTTGGCCGCCACCGCCGCCTTGATGTGCACCGCTGCCGGATGCGCCCGAGCCTTTGAGGATCTGATCCTTGTAGGGATACTGGTCCACCAGGGTTTCGAGTGCTTCATCAAAGTCAGCCAGATCCCCTGGGCGCGTGCGCGAGAAAATCTTGTTGCCAGCGCCGTCGTAGGCGACGACCTTGCCTGTCTCGACCTTGAAGGCCTGGCCGAAACGCGCCTGGACCAGGTCGACCGGAATGGCAAACTTGTCGGCGATGAGTTTCGAGCGATTGAAGCTGCCGCCGATCATTTCCGAATACAGGTTGCCGGTAATGGCGTCCAGTTCGGTCTTGGTGCGGGCCAATTCGTCGGCGTGGGCCTTGTTGGCGGCGGCGACCTGCTCTTCAGCCGCCTTCTTCGCTGCCAGCTTGATTTCTTCAACCTTGCCGGCGGCGACCAACTTGCCTTCGTCGACGTTCTTCATCAGTTCGATCGCCTTCGCTGCAGCGGCAGGGTCGTCAATGCCAGCGAACGCTTGCAGCTTTGCCTCAGCAGCTTCCTTGGCTTCGCGGTGAGACTTGGCCTCGCCGTTCAAACCTTGGATCTTCTGCACGGCGGCGGCCGCATCGAACGGGACTTCCTTCCCATCGTCATGTACGTAGACTGGCTTGCCATCCTGGACAACGACATTGCCATTTGCATCGAGTTTGAGTTTCATTTGGTGGCTTTCCGGGCATCCGCCCTTGTGAATGGCCTTCCGGCCGTGCACCGCGTCGCGTCCGCTTGCGGCATAAAAAAAGGCCGCCTGGTTGCCCGGGCGGCCTGAAATGAATATAAAAACCCGCCGTGACGGGTTTGCTGATTTGCGTTTCTAACTTATAGCCAATATTTGCTCAACTCGCGTTGAATGGCGCTTTCTAGAATATCTTTATCGACTTTTCCGTTTGCCCCAAGGCGTATGGATAAATGGAGGGCATAGTCACTCCCCTCCCTTCGGACCGAGTCGCATTCAATGAATTCGTTTTTCTCGTCGCCGGTAAAGTAGGCGAAGAAATCGAACCCATCACCTTTAACCCAGTAACCGCACCGCTTATCATCATGCTCAACAAATATATTGAACGCCATCTTTACGCCTTCCAGTAATCAATGTTTTAGGTAAATTACCTATTTTTCATTTTACTGGTACTTCGCCCGCAATTGCTCCAACGTCAGCTTGCGGCCCTTCAAGTTCATCAAGTCATTCAGCGTGATCTTGCCCGCCTCATACATCTCGGCGCGGCCCGGGCCCAGATATTCGGCACGCCAGGCCTCGCCCTTGCTGGCGAGAAAGTCCTTGAAGTTCATCTTGCTACTCACCGGGCCGCCATCGCTGGGGCGCGTGCTATCGCCCGGCTCATCCAGCTCGATGCCAAGGTCGGCAAAGGACTTGGTGCGCGTGCTGAGGACACAGCGGCAGCTGAAATGAATGGCGCCGGGCCCTCCCGCCCATTCGTGAGTGTGATTGATCGGCTCCTGGTCGTGCAGCGAGTACTCGTGCAGGTCTCGCATCGCACACAGCAGGCAGGTATGCGAATCGAGCGTGCTGAGCCAGACCAGGCACTCGATTAGGTCCGCATTCTGCTGAAACGAGGCCAGCCGGGCAGCGTTGGCCACGGCCTGCACCGAACTGTGCACCAGCGCGCGCGCATTTGCGGCTGACGTTTTCAGGATGCCCTGCTCGCCCGGCGCAACCGGATCTGGCGCGGCGCCAGGCGGCTTGGCGGCTGGATCAACTGGCGGCATACCCGGCTTCGTTGCTGGCCCGGCGGGCGGCGCCTTCGAGTCGGGCATTGGCGGCGTGGCAGGCAATGCCGGCTTGTTTGTCGGCGAATCGGCCGCCTTGGCGCTCTTGCCAAGTACGCGCGACACGATCTGCGACGTCGTCTCACCCTGCGCAGCACCGAGCCGGACCTGGCTGGCGAAGCGGAATTGCGTATCAAGTGCCTGGCGCTTCCACCAATCCGCCGACGAGGTGCCTTTGATCAGGGTGTCGCCGACCAGCTTTTCGAGGTAAGTGGCTGGCGGAAGCTTGGCGCCCAGTTCGATCTTGAGGCCCTGCGTCAACACCTTGGCCGTGTAATCGGCCTCGATGCGCACCATGCCGGTCAGGTTACGGGACATTTCCGCCTGCATGCCGGTGTAATGCGACGAAATCACCGCGTTCGACTCGCGCAGCAGTGCGCCCAGGCGCTGCTTGCCGTAGGTCGATATCTCGCCTTCGTTCAGCTTGGCCGTCAGTTCCTTCGACATGGCCGCCATCAGCAGCAAGATTTTCTCTTGCGCGCCGGATGAAAAGCGCAGCAGGTTCAGCGAATGCACGAGAAACATCTCGGCAATCCACTCTTCGAGCGCGCCCACTTATGCCCCCGCCAAGTCAGGCGGTGCCGACTGGATGCGCTCCTGCTCCGTCTCCCAGTCCAGATCCGGCGACAGGATGCCGCGGCGCTGCAGCTCATTGAAGTAGGTTTCGCCCGAGATTTTTCCGCTGGCGGCACTCTTGAACAGTAGCTCTGCACTGGCTGCAGCCAACGAAGCTGCACCGAAGTCCTTGAAAATGGTGATATGGCCGCCTTCGGCTTCGCCCACCCATTCAGCCATGAACTGCAGCGCTTGGTCGCCTGCATCCTCGACGTTGCCCGCGATCTTCTGCAGCGCGCATGCGCCCTGCTCGTTGTCGGACAAGGTCTGCGATTCGGTCACGTTGCCCGGCTTGATTACCAGCAGTTCAGCGCCAGCCTGGCGCATGCGGTCTTCCAGGTCGAGGATGGACAGACGGCCGGCTTCAATGGCTTTGCCGCCATGCTCCACGAATTTCAGGTCGCCTTCTGGCGATTCGGACTTGACTGCACTGCCTGCACCGACCGTGATGGCGCCCTCACCCAGCATCTTGGCGAACAGGATTGGCACGCGCGCGACGTGCAAAATATTCTGCTGGTCGCTCTTGCTTTGCCAGTGCTCTACGTTGCTGTGCGCCAGTTCCAGCAGCGGCGGCGTAGCCTGCATGTAGCCCAGGCGTTTGCCGTAGACGGGCACGAAGGGGATAGTTTTCAGGCTGGTGATGCCCTCGTCATGCAGCGCCCACTCCTTTTTGCTGCCGGTTTCGGCCTGGCGCCAGGTCTGCCAAGTGCCTCGCCCCAGGACGCGCACCTGCTCGATTTCCTTGGTGTCGAAGTCGCCATTCGGCTCGGACACGCTTTCCAGCAGCCGCAACTGGGTCAGCCCGTCAAGGCTGGTCGCATTCTTCGGCAGCCAGCCCAGGACGTTTTGCACATGCACCTGGACGAAGTACGGGCGCACGCCTGCGGCCTGCTCATCGGCCTTCGTGATCAAGTTGCCCGTCTTGGGGAAGTCGACCAAGATGCCGGCGAAGCCGTAGCCCATCGCCTCTTGCGTAATTTCCGAGAGGAAGCTATGCAGGTCGCGGCCGGACAGGTCGACATTTTGCAGCCAAGGCTTGAGCCGTTCCGGCACGTCCTCGCCTAGCGTCACCGGTTTGCTGAACGGCTTGGCCGACAGCACATCGATGGTACGGGCATAGGCCGGAAACAGCGTGGCCACGGCCAGGCGCATATCGTAGCTTTCGCTGTCCTCGCCTGGCCACTGCGGCAAATACTTCTTGGCGGCCGCCCGCATAGTCTTCGTGCCGCCCAGCAGCGCGGCGATCAGCGCGCAATCTTCGTTCAGCTTGGCCGCTTCGGCTGATTGTGTGCGTACATCGGTCATGGAAATCCTTGTTGTTACATGCGCAGCGGCGCCGTGGTCGTTGTGCTCTTCACGATCGGGTAGCGCTTCACGAAGAAGTAGCCATTCGCGTCGTTCGGGTGATCATGGCCAGATTTCTTGTCTGGCTGGCCGTCGGCACCCCATACCTGCTGCTCCAGCGCCTCGGTGGTGGTCGGGCACTGATCTGTGTTGATCTTCCAGCGGCGCTCGCCATGGGCATTCAGGATCATCCCGTTGTAGGCGTTGACCCGGTCCTTGACCGCAGGGTTTGAGTGGTTCACTTCGAGCAGGAAGCCCGCCTGGCGCAAAATGGACAGGTCGGACTCGCTGGCGTTCTTGCTGCTGGTGTTCTGCCCGGACGCATCCGGGAAAATCTTCACCTGGTGGCCCTTGTCCTTGAAGTCTTCCTTCAGGATCCTGGCCATGGCTGGCGTGTCGCGCACCTGCACGCGCTCGGCCAGCGTGCGCGGCAGGCCGTCGCGCACCACGTTGACGCAGGCGGTCATGTTCTGGACGTTGAAGTCCAGCCCCACCATCAGCGGCTCGCCGGGCAGGATGATCTCGTTCGTGTGGTTCAGCGCGCGGTCGAAATCAGCGTACACGCTGCCGCTGGTCAGGTTGGTGAACTTGCCGCGCAGGTAAGCGTCGATCAGCGCCGGCGGGTAGCTGGCCATCAGTGACGGGATATAGTCGTCTGGCAGGTTCAGCTCGTTGTCGAACGTGCTGGCCTGGATCAGGCCGTACAGGCTGGCCAGCTCCGGCTTATCCCGGATGGCCTTCACGAACTGCTGGTAGACGAACTTGAAGCCCTCGGGCGTCGTCGTCACGTCGATGCCGTTCATCAGGCCCGGCACCTTGTAGCGCATCCGGGCGATGATCTTGCGCCAGGCCATCTGCGCCTTCTTCAGCGGCATCACGTCCAGTTCATCGATCAGCGCGTGGCCGATCTTGAAGCCGACGATGGTTTCCGGCTTCTCCATCGAGCGGCAGATGACCGTGCCACGGTACCGGCGGCCCTCGTACACCTCGACTTCGTGGTCGCCCTGCTTCACCTTGATGCGCAGGCCCATCGCGGAGGCCACCTCCTCCATCGTGGGATAGAAGATGTCGCGAATCTGCGGATAGGTCGGTGCAAAATAGCCTTGGTTGATGCCTGGCCATTGCCAAAAGTGGGCGCAGATGCCCGCGCAGCCCACAAACGTCTTGCCCGAGCCGAACCCGGCCACGTAGGCCTTGAACTTGTGCGGCAGCTGCAGGAAGCTCGACTGCGGGACGTTCAGGTCAAACTGGATTGTCGTCATGGCGCTTGGCGTCTTTCACGCCGAAGGTAATGGCGACAGGTGTGGGCGCCTGGTCGGCCGGCTCGGCCTTGCCCTTGTTCACGTAGATGTCGCCCACTTCCTTGGCGGCCTGCTCATAGAGACTGGCCACCAGCGGCAAGTTCCGCATGTTCTCGGCCTTCTGCGCCAGGCGGCCCAGGCCACGCAAGCGGAATGCCTTACTGGCAATTGGGATTTCCTCGGCAGTGGCGCGGAACTTGGCGCGCGTCTCTTCGAAAATCGTTCGCCATTTCTGGCTCAGGTTGCGGCCGACGTATGTGTTCGGATCGTAGCAGGACACTTGCTGACGGCTCACGTCGAGGCCGAATTCTTCCTTTACTGCAACAGATACTTGCGTCGGCGAGTCGAAACAGGCCAACGCTGTGACGACGTATAGCTTCACCTCGTCCTTGAGTGCGGCCATGTTTTAGTTTCCTGTAAAGCAACGTAAAGGCTACGCAGCCTTTAGAAGACACGTTCCGCACGCCCTCGCTATGTTGATTTTCGCCACTTCTGGCGCTGTCTTTGCTGCGTCGATGATGCGCTGCACGTCCTCGCTGGCGCCGTAGCGCCGGACCACGCCGACAAACTCTTCGACGTCATGGCCGCGCATGCACAGCTTCGGCAGTCCGCACTTGTTGAATGCCGGCGCGCCGAAGTCATCCATCTCCTGGGCGATGTGATAAAGCTCGTGCTCGACCAGGGCGCAGAATTCGGCGTCGCTGCAGGTCAGGCAGTACGATGCGTCCAGGGTAATGAGGAAGTCCGGCACCGCGCCGAACCAGTCGGACATCTGCTGTTGCTGGCGCCCCTTCTGCCAAAGCCCACAGCGGAAAGTCATTTCCTCGCACTGGCCCAGCACGGTGCGGCCTTGCTTCTGGAAGCTGCCAGGCGCCCACAGGAACTGCACGTCGGCATATTCCAGGTGGGCGTGGTCTTCGTTGTAGAGCGCGCCGCCTTCGGTGAGGATGGTTGCGCGCGCCCACTTGAGCACTTCTGGTGCGGGCATGTAGCGGTTGTTCAGCGGGTCGGCGAACTCGGGCGGTGGTATCGGGCGCACTGACGTGGATGCTGCGGAATTTCGGCTTTTCTTCATTCCGACCTACTAGATGTAGTGTTTGACGGTAATTCTGGCGGTCTCAGCCCGGTGATTTCTGACACTTTCGCTCGCGACCTACTAAATGTAGTGCCTCACGCGCTCTCGATGCTTAAATTGACCGGCGGCATGGTCGCGCCCAGCACCCACAGCGCGATAGAGCCGCCGGAATTCAGCACGGCCAGCTCCTCGACGCTCGGGCGCCAGTACGACACCACGGCGGGCAGATCGCCAACGTGCGTGCGCGTGATCGGCAGAGCGCCGCACGGCAGCTCGCCCTGGTCCCAGCCCGCTGGCGCGCCGAGAACGCCGTTATTCGATGGGTGTTGGATTTTCTGCATGGCTGCCTTCGTTGTGTTACCGCCCGCCCCCAGCAGGCGCCGCAGTGCATCACGGCTGGAGTCCTCTGGATCTTTGCTACGTCGGCGAACTGCGCCCGTTTTATAAGCCCTGCCACTGGAGCGCGCTGGCAGCCGCAAAAGGCGACGTTATAATGCGATCTTTGCAACCTATGGAATCATCGTGGAAACGACGAAAATAGCAGGCGCGATTGTCTTGGCCAGCATAATTATTGGCTGCGGAATCTACTTCGGGCTAACCCAGGAGCGGCGGGAATACATGCGTATTTGTCTGTCCTCGAACTCCGCCGCAAATCCAGATTACGCCGAACTGCTGTGCGCAACACAATTCGCCTATAAGCGGTGACATGAAAGCTGGAGCGGGCGGCGGGAATCGACCCCGCGTGGAAAGCTTGGAGGGCTTCCGCTCTACCATTGAACTACGCCCGCGAAATCTGGTTGCCAGTTACAGCGTCTGGCGCCGAATTGCCGGAGGTACAAAGTCCGTCGGCTGTTGTGCTGCGGCCTGCTCGGCGCATCCTGCTGGCTTCTTCGTCCCGGCTTAACCTATGTCCGGTCGCCAGCGGTTGGCAGGTCTTGGTGGTTCCGTGGTTTTAGGCTGATTGATGCGCTAAGGCCTCGCCAGTGCCAAACTACCCGCTGCGCCAATGGCCCAATGCGCGGTAAGTCGCCTTCACATTTGCGCCGTGCGGCGCTGGGATTTGATTCTTCGCTACTTCATGGCGCACCTCCTTTTCAGGCCTGCGGCGGCGTGCTCACGCGCGCATCCGGTCAGTTCAAATTTCGGAAAATGCTAATCGGTGTCCACGTCCAGCATGCGCTGGAACTGGCGCACCACGACAACGTCGAGTTGGTCGATGATCTCTTGCTGTGTGGGCGATTCGGCTGGCGCCGCGTCTGCGACGATGGCGGCCATTTCCTGCTGCGTGCGGCGCCAGCGGAAGCGGCTGAGAAACTCGGTAGTGGACATGATCGCCTCGTAACGTGGCGCCTGAAAACAGAAAAGCCCGAATCGCGTTAGCGTCGGGCTTGGGGTATTGCTCCCACGGCCATAGTGCGTGGTGAGCGGCAAATTCAAGGCGTGCAGGTACGGCGCTGGGTCCGGGTACTGTCGCGAGTTCCAGCTATCGGTGGCGCGGTGCGCACATTACGATTTCCGGAAGAATTTTCTTGAACTGAGGATTGAAGTATACCGCAGAAATACTGTTTGTAAACACAGACTTAAAGAAAACCTGCGTTACATGTCTCCGCCGCGTAACAAACCTCCCGCCCGGCCGGAATGACTATCATGAATGGAGCTCAGTTCGCTCACCATGTCCTTGACGCGCTCCAGTTCCAGGCCCGCAACGCCGTACACTGGCGCCACGCCGGTTCCTTTGCAACTGGTGCAGATGCCATTCCCCAGCAGCACCTTGACGCCGGTACCGCTGCAGCCCCTGCACTTACCGTCCAGCCAGTGCGCCAGGGACTTCTCGGCCACGCGGCGGTACAGCGCCTGGGCCGCCGCCGCATCCCAGGCTGTATTTTCTGGCACCCAGCGGCGCGCCCGACCGCGCTTAATCACCTCGACGGTCCAGATGCGCAGCAACTGCGCCAGGTTCTGCTGGTTGCCCTCGAACATGCGGTTGAGCGTACCGTCGGCGTACTTCACCCGGCACAGCAGCGCGCCGATATCGCCGGCCAATGCCGCAGCGGCCAGCGGGTCCGTCTGGTGGTGCAGCGCGTCGTCCATCAGGTTGCTCGAACCGATTGCTGCGATGTAGCGGTCTGTAAAGCCCATGTCTTGCCTTTCATTATATGGCGCCATGTTAACACCCATTTTGCATTTGAAATAGCCCTGCTTTGACTCGCATTGGCAAATCGAAAACTTGGCCAGTATCAAGATAATCCTAGCTTATATCTACCGCCAACCCAGAAATATTGTAGGATGGAAACTTTAAACATTAAACTCGGAGAATAGCGTGAAATACTGGTGGGTCAATCAGAAGCAGTCTTATACTCGCGAAGTCCCCGGTGGCTACCTGTGGTGTCCGCAAAATAAGAAAAATGGATCAGCCAATCGCTATTACACTTTTCTGAGCCATGTACAGCCAGGCGATATCGTCTTCTCCTATGCTCATGGCCTCATAAAGGCAATAGGTATAGCTGTCACAAAAGCGACCGTTGAAGACAACCCGCATCCAGGGTTAAGCAAGTCATGGTCTAACATAGGTTTCCATTTGACAGTCGACTTCTATGAGCTCAAAGTGCCATTCAGCCCAAGAGATAATATCGCCCGACTTCAGCCGTTGCCAAAAGTGGACTCTCCCCTGAAAGAGAATGGTAATGGTAAAGAACTTTACATCACAACGATCCCTGACGCGTTCGCAGACGCTTTAAAGAGTATCATCGGGTTATCAACATACACCGGAATTATTGACGTACTACAAGGAAACATTGACCAAGCTTCATTCGAGGCGGACCAGGACGTCCAGACTATTCAAGGTCGCGTTGATATAGGGCAAACTGAGAAGCGGCGGCTCTCACAGGCTCGACGCGGACAAGGCATTTTCAAGAACAATGTTCGAGCGAATGAAAAAGTTTGTCGTTTAACAAGCGTTTCTGACCTACGCCACCTTCGCGCGAGCCATATCAAGCCGTGGTCCGCATGCACGGACATCGAGCGATTAGACGGTAACAATGGACTATTGCTTGCGCCGCATATCGACCATCTATTTGATCGCGGATGGATTTCATTCAAAGATGACGGGCATTTGATTGTGTCAAAATTGATCTGTCCAACCATATTAGCTAACTGGGGAATTTTGGAAACACAAAAAACACCCTCCTTTTCGAATGCTCAAAAAGTTTTCTTAAGTTATCACCGCAATAAAATACTTAAGAAGTAGGCTGCGCTGCCTGGAATTTGATCAATACCTAAGTTACGCAATGTGTTATACCCGCAGCACGCCGGTCCGGTTGAATTCGCGCACAGCTGCCAGGCCTGCGCGCGCAATTGCGACATTCGGCACGCCGCGCAGGAAGACAATCGTCTCGCCTACGCCGTCGCGCAGCACGCGCATTTCATCGCCGCTGACGCCGAACGCACCCGTGCGCTGGGCCCGCGCCTGGATCTCGGCAATCGCCTCGACCATCGCCTGGGCCACAGGCAGAATGGCATGGCCATCTGGCGCGATACGGCGCGCCAGATCGGCGTTGCTCAGCAGGTCGTAGACGTGCTGCTCCTGGAAGTACCCCTTGCCCATGGCCTCGCTGGCCTGGAAGCCTGGCATTTCGAATGCCATGGCCGGGCGGACGCCAGGTGGAAGCACGGCTGGCTTCGGGATATACCGCTTGCGCGGCTTCTTGTTCGCAGCCATCAGAATTCCTCCACTTTCCAGCCCCCGCCCGCCTTCTTCGGCAGCGCCTGCACGGCAATGAAGCGCAGCGGGTACATGTCGGCCGCGATCTTGATCTTCGCGCGCGCATCCTCTTGCCAGTAGCCCTTCACTTCGTGCGCCTCCAGCGCGCCGTCGGCCAGCTGTACGGCAAAATCCGGCGTGTAGAAAGTGTTGTCGGCCAAGCGGAATTTCAGGCCTTCGAACTTGTACCAGGCCACCTCGCCGGCAACCTTGCGCAGCTCCAGCGTCCTGGCGTAGGCCGCCTCGGTCTGGTTCATGGCGCCGACCTTGAGGCGGCCCAGGGCCTGTAAGCCACGGGCCATCATTGCGCTTTCTCCAGGCGATGCGTGACCGCCTTGACGATTGCGGCGCGCGCCGCAGCATCCCTGTCCTGATAGCAACGGTACCGCGCCAGAAAACCGCTGGCATCGACGCATGTCGACGCGGGCGTCAGGCGGATCTCGAACTGCGCGAGCAGCGGCCCGGCTGCCGCCCAGTCGCCCAGCCAGTCCGGTACCAGCGCCTGGCAGCGACTTGCGGCGGCGCCGGCCGGCGGCGTGCCGACCAGGGCGCCGCCCACCTCGACAATCCTGGTCCAGCCCAGCAGCTCGGCCAGGCGTTTGTTTGCTGCGATTTCGTTTTCTTGATTTTTCATTTGAAGCCTTTTAAGCCATTTTTTCTGATGGGTACGTCACTTCGTAGCGGCCATGGCCCTTGCGCAGTGCGGCGGTGCCTCTGGCAAATCCTGAGCGGCATTTGCGCTTGCCGGGCCGGGTGCATTTTTGCCGCCAGCGAGGTAAAGCTGCACGCGCTCGGCGGTCGACCGTTTGAATTCTTCGTCCGCCAGGCGCTGCCGCTCGACACGCTCCAAGCGCGCCGTTTCCTTTGCGGCCGCGCCGTCGGAAATCAATTTCTTGATCGCAGCGAGTTGCGCGCGAGCGTCATCGTCCGGTGTCTGGTCCTGCTTGCCCTGCAGCAGGCCTGCCACGGCCGGTTCCGGCAGCAGCCCTGCCCTCACCGCATTGCCCAACACCTCGACGTGACGCGTCTTGTCCCAGCCCACGGAAGCCACCCACTCGGCCGGGTGCCGCGCAGCGCGCGCTGCGGCAACGATGCGCTCGTAGGCCTCCAGGAACGGCTTACGGGCGCTGATGGCGCCGCTGGACTCAAGCACTGGCCGGCAGATGCGGAAGGCCTCAGCAATCTCGGTCGTCCAGACCACGCTGGCCATTTCGTCCTGGCTGGTCAGTGCGATAGCCCATGCCTCCTCCGCGCCCGGGCGGCCATCCATGAGCTTGCAGCGCTTGGCGATGCCGGCCGGCACCGGCGCAAATTCGCCGTTCTCGTCGCGATAGGCCTGCAAGGCGGCTGCCACCGTGGGCAGCGGGTACGGTTCAAGATTGGCCAGCCAGGCGCGCGCCATCGCGGCCTCAGGCAACGGCTTGCCGTAGGCAGCCAAGGTTTCGGCCAGCAGCTGCATGAAGCGAGGCGTGTCGACGGCGTTCATGCCGGCACCATGTCGATGATGTCGCCGGCTGGCGCGGAAGCGCCCATCAACTCGCGCATGACTCGCTCATTCGTCTGCTCGATCGTCTCGCCGCCGGCGCTAGCGCGGGCCTGGCCAGCGTCGTTCCGGATGAAGCGGTCGATGTGGTCAGCATCGCGCAGGATCAGGCCCAGGCCGTTGTACTTCGTTTTGGCGTCGTTCTGGCCCATGTTGTGAGGCGTCTTCGAGCAGCCACGGATAGCTTTGCAGATGTCTGCCGGCGAGTAACCCCTGAGTGCTTTGACGATCAGCCGCTTGCGCTTGTCGTCCAGAACTGACTTGGGAGAGTCCATGACTTTTTGCCAGAACGCGAAGATCGTCTTCACGGGGTCGAGCTGGGCTTGCTCGACAAGAGTCTCCTTCCCTTCCTGTTCCCCTTCCCTTCCTTTCCCTTCCTTTCCCTTCCCTTCCACTTGAGCATGCTTAAGGGGCGTGACCGTCGCGTCATCCACGCGTGCCGCACGCGTCGAAGTCATTGATATATATAAGGATTCGTCCGGCGCTGGCAATTCCGAGTCAGATTCACGATTATTTATGACTTGGTGCTTGGAAAACGTCGGAATGAAGCCGAAAAACTCGCCTTCGACCTCATATTTCACTACAAATCCACGCGTCATCAACGCGTCAAGCACGCGTGAAAAATCAATTTCGTCGTATGGAAGAATATCAAGCTTGAGCGCGCGCGGGCGCCATTTAAAGCGCCCTTCCTTGTCGCAGCAGGTGAAAAGGCCCATGAATGCGGTGCGGATTGGAAGCCCGGACTGCTGCTCAAGGTCAAACAGGTCTTCATGTTTAAACAGCTCCGGTTTTACAGTGCGAATGCGGCCCATCAGCGAGCCTCCTGCGCATGCGCCGCGCCGAACAGCGCAGCCACCAGCGGATCGCCCACAGCGCCCGCCTTGCGGATCCAATACTTGCTGCGCCAACGCGCCTTCATCGAGTCCCAGCGGCCGTCCTGCTTGGCCTTGGCCTCGAACCGCAGGCGAACCTGGCGCTTCGTCAAATGCTTTAGCGTACACGGCGCGTCTGGCAGGTCGCCGACGGCGTACACGGCCATGGCGGCGCCGGCGCGCGGGTGCGGCTTCCATCTGGCGATGTAAATCTTGCGATCAGCATGCAGCAGACCGACCCAGCGCAGCACGGCAGCCTGGCTGACGCCTGACTTGATAGCGATCTCGGCTTTGGTACCGGGCATGGCGCCCAGTACGAATTCACTGAAATTTGCGCGCGTCACTTGGCGTTCTCCTCGTCCATCAGTTCCATATCGAACAGCGTAGGCATGCTAACTTCGCGTTCCATCGCCTGGCAGTAGTGCACCTGGTCAGCGAAATATGCCGGGTTCAGCTCGCTGCCGCGTCCCTGCCGGCCCAGCTTCATGGCGCGCACGGGCACGGTGCCCAGGCCGCAGAATGGGTCATAGATCACCTCGCCCGGGTTGCTGTAGCGGCCGATCAGGCGATCAACAATATCGATCTGGAAGGGGCAAACGTGCTTTTCGACCGCGCGCGCCGACTGCTCACCGTTCAAGGTGCGCATGCGCACGATGTCGTGCCAGACGGCCGGGTCGGCGCTGCCAGGCGCAAGGCTGAGGTAATCGGCTGGCAGCGCCTTGCCGGCCAGCAGCGCCTCGCCCACCTCGACGTGATATTCGTAGTTGTAGACGTTGTCCAGCGACATGCTGGTGAACAGCTTCGCCAGCTTGCCCGGCCCGAAGCTGGCCAGCTCGGCCGCGCCCAGCAGGCGATCGCCGCTGGAACGCCAGAACGCATGCGCATCGACCTGCCAGCGCGCCACGCTGTAGCCGGTACCGGGAATGGGCGCGGCCTTGCGATCAAACGGGATCCGGTCGCCGGCATCATCCAGGCACATCGGCTTGACCTTGGTGACTGGCGTGTCGGCGTAGCCGCGCGAGCGGTCCGTCTGCGGCTTATGGAACAGCAGGATGTATTCCGGCGAGCCGACGCCTATCTTCGTGCCGTCCTTGCATACCTCGGAATAGCCCAGGCGGTAGGTCTGGTTGTTTTCGCGCACCACATCGGTCACGACGGTGATCATGCCCATGTAGTCGAAGCCATGCTTGATGCCGTGGAACAGCGCCTCAGCATGAAACGGGCTGACGGTGGGCACGCCGGCACCGGTGACGTTGCCGAAATTGATACGGTCCTTGACGTGGCAGGCGTAAATGCGGCCCGGCTGCAGGATGCGCAGCAGCTCCGGTGTCAGGAAATCCATCTGCGCCCAGAAGTGATCATTGTCCTGGGTGTGGCCGAAGTCGTTATAACTCGGCGTGTATTCGTAATGATTGGCGAATGGAACGCTGGTGATGATCATGCCGACCGAGTTGTCCGGCTGGTGCATGGCTTCGAGCACGCAGTCGTTATTAGCCACCGAGAACCGCTCGCCGGCCACCACGGCGCGCTCGACGCCGATGGTGCGCGCCAGGGAATCCTGCATCGACAGCTGGTCCAGGCCATAGGCGCGGATGATCTGGCCCATCTTGGCCTGCATTTCGTCGTGGCGGCGCCATTTCTCCATCAGGTCGGCTAGCACCTTGCGCTCGACTTCCGTGTGGATGATGTCGATGCGAACGGCGTGCTGCTGCTGGAAGCGCTGGACGCGGTGGACGGCCTGGATGAAATCGTTGAACTTAAAGCCGATGCCCGCGAAAATCTCGCGATGGCAGTGCACTTGGAAGTTGCAGCCGCTGCCGGCGATGATCGGCTTGGTCGACAGATCCTTGATCTTGCCGTCGCTGAAGTCGGCGATGCGCTGCTCGCGGTGGTCCAGGTCCTGCGTACCCCACACGCTGACCACGCCGGGCATGGCCGCCTGGATGGCGTGGCGCTCGTCCTCCAGGTCGTGCCAGATCAGGAAATGATCATCAGGATCCGCAGCCATGATCTCGGCCACCTTGGCGACGCGCGCGGCCATGCTGTCGCGCTTCTCGCCGGCGGCCGCCGACAGGCCCATGGCCACGTTCGGGATCAGCAGGCCCTGGCCGTTCTTCTCGGCGCCGGCCGTGTCGTAGTTGCTCGGCACCTCGTGGAAGCGCACGTCGAGCGCCGGCAGGTCGTATCCTTCGTCCGAATGGCCCAGGTCGCTCGGGCGCTGGATGAAGACAGCCCAGCTGGCCACCCACAGCCAGAATTCCTGTTCCTTGTGCGGGTACAGCGTCAGGTTGCCGGCCTTCTCGCTGTCGCGCTGGAAAAAGCGCGTCAGGGCCTGGCCGGTGTCCATCACGCCCAGGAAGCCCGCATAGTGGATCAATTCCTTGAAACGGTTAGGTGACGGCGTGGCCGTATAGACGAACTTGAACTCGACCTGCTCGAACAGTGGCAGGAACTCTTGATAGGTCTTGCTGCCGTAGCTGCGCAGCACGCTGGCCTCGTCCAGGCCGACGGCGCGGAACTTGCGCACGTCAATCTTGCCCTCGCGCACCGATTCGTAATTCGTCAGGTAGACGACGTCCTGGCCGTCGATCTCGGCGTCCGTACGGATGAAGCGCACCTGCACTTCGTATTCGCCGGTGAAGCGCTTCGCGGCCTCGCGGATGAACTCTTGACGCACGCCCAGCGGCAGCACGATCAGGCGCAGGCCTGGCCGATGGATGCCGATCTGGCGCATCACCTCCAGGTTGGTGCTGGTCTTGTGCAGGCCGAACGAGGCGAAGATGGCGCGCTGGCCGCCAGCCAGGGCCCAGCGCACGATGTCGCGGGTGTGCGGCTTGAGGCCGGGATGGATATCGGCCAGCGGCACATCGAAGCCCTTGCGCTGGGCCAGCTTGATCTTGGCGCGCAGGAATTCGCTGTACGCGGCTTCTTTCAGGTGTTTTTGCTCTTGCGGGCTAAAGACGCTCATGGGTGTTCCAATGTAGGTTGAATGGCGACAGGGGCTGCATCGAGCAGGCCCATCGACCGTAAGATTTCGTGTGTGCGGCCGACGGCCGTGCGGAACGCCGCCTCCAGGCCGGCCAGCGACAGATCAGCCGGGCGCGGGCACCGACCATCGAGCACGTCGTGGCAGGCACTGCAGCCGAACGCCGCAGCGGTGTCCGGCGCCTTCAGGCCCATGCCCTTCCCGTCGCTTAAGAAGTTCGAATGGCAGAGCACAGTGGTGTCAGGGTCGAAGTTGCAGACGGCCAGGCGCAGCGTGCAGTCTTGGCCGCGCGCTGCGCGCCGGATCGGCGTCGAGACCGGGCCTTTCGACTTCAAACCGGCCTTGCGCTTCGGCGCCGTGCGCTGGTGCGACTGTACGGAGAGCATGCCGGTGCTGGGCATGGGCGAGGTGCGCTTGAATGGCGTGCGCGCCAGGCTCTTGCCGGGTTTCATTGGCGAGCGCTTCATTTCCCACCGCCAATAGTCGACGTGTTACGATTCCGCCAACTTAAATTGGAGGTGGAATGGCGCTCAAACATAAAACATGGACATTTGCAATCGGCGCAGTAGCACTTCTCAGCATTTGCGGATGGCTTATCTACACTCGAATCGAGACCAAGGACTGGGCGGCATGGGTGCAGGCGGTCGGCTCTATTGCTGCTATTGTCTTTGCCATTGCCCTCACCTGGCATCAAGGCGAGGTGTCCGTCGAGCGGGATCGCATTAGGGAGAATGAGGACGTAAAGGGACTGCTGCTCAGCATAAGGGATGAGCTTAGCGTCAACATTCAAATGGCGCAGCAAATGGTCGGCGACGAGTTGGAGAAGACTGAACCGGGCACCGCTTTTTACTATATGTTTCCTGTGCAGGAGGATCCCTTTAATATATACAATAGTCTTGCACATCGCTTGCCGTTGATAAAGGATGAAGTTTTGCGGCTGCAAATCATCAAAACCTATGGTATTGCAAAGGGAGCTATCGGAACATTTCGAAAAAATAATGAACTCGTGGCCCAATATGAAGCGGCTTGGCGCGCCGAGCAAAAAAGCGGAAGCGAGGCTGACAAAGCGGATGCCAACGTTATGAACGCTCAACTGGCGAATTACGGCGATGGCATGCGCCTTCACTATGCGCGAGTAAAAAAGGAGATCGACATTCTCCTTACCTTGCTTCGCGAGATGGGCTTGTAATTGCATCATAAAAAATCCTCTGAAAACAAGCGCGGTTGCACGGCACCGTCGGCATAAACCGTATCCATTACGGTCGTGGCGATCGGCTCGTCACCATCCCAGCCCTGCGGCCAAGTCTTCAGTGCGATCAGCTCATGGATGCGCGCTTCCTCCTCGACGTTGATCAGGTCGATCTCGGCTCGGCCAGTGGCCCGCGCCATCGCGTTGACCGTGGCCTGGATGGTCAAAATGCGCTGCAGCCCCATTAGTCGCGCTTCGAAGGTAAGTGGGCCCATGCGCTGAGGATTGGCTGCCACGGCGCCGCTTTTCAGGATCTCGCACCCTGCTTTGCGCAAACGATGCTGCGGCTCACGGAGTTCGCGCCACAGCGGCTTGATGCCCTTGAGCGGCGCCAAGTAAGCCCATTGCGAGTTCATCAGGATGGTATCGAGCGCCTTGTCTTCGGCCGCCAGCGGACAGCCGATGCAGCCGGTGCGAGTATTTATCTCCTCCGCCTCGTCGCCGCCGTAGGCGTCGGCAATCGTTGCAGTGCTCCAGTCGCCGAACTCAGCCTGTGGCGCCCAGTGGCGCAGCCATTCCCACACATGGCAGACTCGCCAGTGCAGCAGCGGCGCCAGCGTAGACAGACGGCCGCGCAGGCCTTTGGCGTTCGGCAGCACCTGCTGATACCAGCCCTGGCCGCACTCGGCACCATCCTTGCTGCAGCTCATTTCGATGCGGCGGTCGCGGATGGCGCTTTCGCCCTGGCGCACACCTGTGATCATCAGGATCTGGCCGTTGAGTTGGTCTAGGCGGTCGCGCAGCGCCTGCTCCATCGGGTCGATCTTGATCTGGCGCGTGCACCAGCGCAGCGTGTTGTTATTAGGCGGCGGCACGCCACGGCCCAAGATGTAGACCATGAACCGCTTGTCCATAGGAGCTGTGACGACCTCGACGCGAATACCACGCTCTTCCAGCTCGTCCATGATCTGGCGCGCCGCGATGGCCAGGGGCGGAAGCTCCTGACGCGTGTCGGCGTAAAACACTGTCAGCGACTTCGGGCGCGCGATCTTGCCGGTGTCGAGCAAGTAGGTGATCAACGTCAGCGTGGCGCTCGAATCTTTGCCGCCCGACCAGGCAATGCCCCAGTGCTCATGCGTGGCGCCGTAGGCCAGCAGCGACTGGATCGTCAGATCGATGGAATCGGTCATTTGCAGGCGCTGCGCGCCCGCTGAGAAAATATCTGCTTGACTCATGATACGATTTCCTTTTGACAAGGAAATTTATGCTCACTTGGCCTAAAACGCTTATCGTGGTCGTTGCCATAGGCACAGCTATGCTCTATGGATACCGTGCTATGCCATGGTCGTGCATGGATGCAACGGTAACGGCTTACTGGGTACAGGCGGTGGTGTCCATGGTAGCGATTTGTGTCGCACTCTACGTCGCGAACTCCCAATCGGTTAGAGAAAACAGGCGTCAGGAGGACGTCCTTACTCGCGATCTCGCTCGATCGGCCGCGATGGCTCAAGCGATAGCGCGTCAGATCGGCGGAGCGATCCACAGCATCGGTGAAGCTCTGCAAAATTTGGATTTTCCGAACACCCGTGTTTCTTTGCTTCGACTGAATAGAGCTCAACACATCCTGGAATTGCTGATGCTGCAACCACATCCAAACACGCTTACTGAAAGCCTTGCCGAATTGTTCGCTCTCTGCAATAAGACTGAAAGCATGTGCAGCGATGTACTTGCGGCCCCGGACGACCATTACGCTACTTCCACTGGACGAGACCTCATCGCTCTGGAAGATGAATTCTGGCAAAACCACAAGGAACTCATGACGCTGGCTCGTGACGCAAAGAAGAAAATGAACCTTTTGCCCGAACATCAGCGGCCAGGTTGACGGCTGATCAATATGGCCCAAGTCTGTTTTCGCAAGGCCCGCGCCCACGAAGCGCTGCATTGACTCGTCCTGCTGGTCGCTACCAGCGGCAAAGTAGTTGCGCCAGCCGCACTTGCATTCCGGATATTGCTCCACGGCGCCCAGCATGTGCTGCAGCTTGGCGAAGTCGCCAGGCATGATCGCGTCACGGACGGCGGCCAGCACGCAAGCGGAGCATTTGCCTTGCTGGGCCAACTGCTTGGCGGTGCTGGCTTTGCCGCAGGCACAAACCTTGCAGTTCAGCGAATAGGCGGGCGCGGCTTGGTTCGCCAGATGGTGGCGAGTAATTTGCGCTGGATATGCGATCATGCTTTGCTCCGTTGATCAATTATGGTTATTGCAACAAATCTAAATTGCAGATACAGTTCGGCCAATGCGGTTTTATGCGCGCGGTGTCGCGTCGCGAAACTAATATGGAGGTCGCAATGCAACAGGAAGATTTGTGCTTTTTGGTTGATGGGGTGCGGTTTTGGACCGATGCTCGGGGAACCGTCCATGTCGTGAAGACGCCGGACAGCGAAGTTCCATTGGACCCGCCGTTTGTTTTGAAAATGCCAAATCCCCCTGACTTTGACGGGATTAGCATCGGCCGCGACTACGCAACTGGCTTGATTCGAACAGGCGCCATGCGCACCCTTGTGCGGGAGTGGTGTTCCGGGCAAAAGTGAGTTTTCCATCACGCCACCCTCGCAATCTCGCGCTCATGCGCGAAGTTGGCGAAGAAATGGAAACTGTCCGCAAATGAGCAACCCAAAGCGGCTACTCGCCGTATGAGAATGAATGATAAAAAATGATGAAAATTGAATTTCCGAACAACGCAGGCTTCGACCCAAGTAGATACTGCGTTTGGTTTCGCGCGATAGTGGATGGCCGTAGGATCAACTGCTTTGTTACTGAAGAAGCCCTCACGGACCATTTCACCGCTACGGGAAAGGACGCAAGTAACTCTGTCGCAGCGTTTGAAAAGAATCGTGCTGCAATTGAACCAATAGCGAAAAGCCTGATCATGCAACTTGGCCCTGACGCCGATATTCTTTTGAAGTCCGAACAGTTCTAAAAATTCAAGAGAGTAAATTCGTTCTTTTAGATTGCAAATCAGCGACATGGCGACACCTCCGCAGCTGGTCGGCAGACGACTAGGACAGGCATTGCGCCCACCGTGCCACGAAAGTGTGGCGTGGCCACATGGCCAGGTTGTTCTGGCTCGGCACCGAGCAACGCCGCGCGTGAGGCGTCTTTCAGCACGTAGCGAATGCCCGCCAAGCGCACATTGCCCTGAATGAAGCGCGAGAAGATCATGCGCAGGCGGTGTTCCATGCCAGCCTCTTCGATATCGAAGCCGGCACGCTCGCAGATCTGGTAGAAGGTGCCAGGCCCGGCCAGCAGCGCCTGCAGCAGCACGTAAGAGCGTGAGCCCTGTTTCGGCAGCGTAATGCCAGAACGGCGGCGCTTCGTCTTGTTTACGCCAAAAGTCGGGCGCGCGCGATTGTCAGCTTGGCCAGTCACAATGCCACCTCCGCCAAGACGGAATCGCGCCATTTCACTTGCTGGATGGGCGTACCGCTGGAATGCGCCTTGCCCGTGTCCATCACGTAGGCGTGCTCCCGGCCCTTCTTCGTCGGCACCCAGTGCCCGGCGATGTTCTCTTGCAAACCGGCCTGCACCAGCAGCTGGTTGAAGGCCTTTGCGCTCTTGACGAAGCGGCTGCCCAGTTCTGTCGGCGTGTAGTAAATCTCCTGGCTGGGCGTGGCCAAGTGCGTGCGATCCATCAGCTGCAGCATGTTGACGCCGGTCAGGGCGGCCGTGCCCTGGTTCGCGCTGATGGCCGCGGCATTCTTGTCGAGGCCGATCAGGCGCGCAATGCCGAAGATGGCGCGGAACTCCTTGGCGGGCGAGATCGCGCTGGGTTTAGGCACGCCGACCGGCGCCTGGCCGGTGGCCACGGCATCGAAGGTGCGGATGACTTCCAGGTGGAACTTGGCGCTGATCCACATGGCGTATGCGTAGACCAGCTCGCGGCACACGTAGGTGCCTTGCTTTAGGCCGCCTTTGATGACCGATACAGGGATTTCTGTATCCGTCATTTCCTCAGCCAGAGCCTTTGTTTTCTCGTTTTCCAGCCACAGGGAGGGGCCGTGCCGGCGCTCGCCGCCGGCAGCCTGATGCAAATCGTTCAGGCGAAAACGCCCTTCGCTGTCAGTCGCGATCAGCGTATTCGCTATCGTGATACCTTTGTGTTGTACAATTTCGGTCATAAAATTCTTTCGCGAATTTTTGTTGTTTTAAGGAAGCCCGCCTGCCAGCGGGCTTTTTTCATTTCTGGCCTTCCAGTTCCTGCAGCATTGCTTCGTAGTGCTGGCGCGTCCGGACGTGGCAGGGGTCGACTGGCAATTCGCGCTCGACGTGCTCTTGCTGCTGGGTGCCCTGCCCGGCCTGCAAAGGCGGCCCGCCTTCCGGTTGCAAAGTCGCCCAGGTCAAGCCGCCACCTCGGCGCGCGCGATGCGCTTCAGTTCGCGGATCGACACATCGAACACCTCGTGCATACGGATCAACAGCGAGGCGCCAATCGGCAGGCGGCCGTGGCGAATCTTGGAAATTACGGGCGGCGCCACTTCCAGCGCGCGGGCCAGGGCTGCGTCGTTCTTCGGGCCTTTGGCCAACAGCATGTCGAGCAATTCGTTGTTGCCGTGGGCGTCGTCCAGCGAGCGGTACGGCGATGTGGCTGTTGTTTGCGTCATGTCATATTCCTAATTGATGGTGATTAAAGTGGCCGATTCCGGCCGTGCGATGCTGTAGCTGTCGAGTGCTGGGCCGTTATGGCGGTTCGCGCCGCGGCACCTCGTATTTCTTCGCCACCCTGTCGGTGGCATCGCGCCATTTCTGGCGCGCTTCCTTGTGCGCAGCTTTCGCCGCGCTCTCGCCCTCCCCGTCCTTGGCGCCCTGCAGGTCTTTCTCGGCCTGGCGGTAAATCATCGAACGCTGGAAGATCAGCTCTTTCTCCTCGGCTGTGACCTCGGTTTGTTTATTCAATAGCAGCCTCCATGCCGTTAAACCCGCATCCGCACGACGCGCGGGACGACGCCAAAGCACGGGCGCGGTGCCGGCAAAACTTGGGCCCTGTTATTTACTGATTTGGGCCTAGCTCCGCTGGAAAACGGCGGCGTATCATTCCGTTTCGGCCTGGCGTCCAGGTGATTGCGGATGATCACGATCGTGCATTCGTTCAGCACGTCGCTGACGGTCTTGCGCATCGCAGTGCACGCGGCTTGCAAAGCATCCTTGTTCTCGTCGGTGATGTAGCCCTTGACGAGCGCGGTACGTTTTTGCTTCTGTTTCATGGTTTTCTCCTGGTGGTCGGTGTTACAGGGTTTGGATACAGCGAAAAAAGTACCGAAAATTCCTTCGTGCTACATTGCTATCTCCGCAATAAAAATTTGAAAGAATGTCCTATGGCAATCACTACTGTCTCTGCCGCGATTACGGCATTTAGGGCCACAATTGACGTAGCAAAAGCTGCCATTGCGGCACGCGACGATGCATTAATCGTGAAAGTCATCGGTGACATGAACGACCGAATGCTTGATATTCAGAGTCAATGCCTCGCGCTCCAAGAGAAGCAAGCGGCGCTGGCCGATAGCGAACGTGATCTCAAAGAAAAATTGCGAAAGATGGAAGAAAAAGCGGCGGACCTTGATCAGTACGAGCTGCACCAGAACACTCATGGTGCGGTCATGTATCAGTCCAAGGGATCGCTCGACTCCTCGAACAAACCCGTATATCTGTGCGCAAACTGCGTGGCCGCCGGCGTAAAGACATTTCTTCAACTTAGAACGAGCGGACTCGTGACCGTGCTCTTTTGTAAAGAGCACGGCGAAATCAGATCCGAAATTCCGGACAAAGTGATGCAGCCGCTGCAAATTAGGTTTTAACTTCATGCTGGCTCCTTCCGTTGTTTCAGGCATTCATCGAACTGCACACCTGGCGGTAACTGGTGCAGCTCGAGCAACGGGATGCGCACGGAGTCGTCCGCCGGGCGCGGCGGGGAAACGGGGATCAGGCGGATCATGGCTTGGCGCCCACGTCGATGCCGACGGCGGCCCGCAGCGGCACGGTATCGAAGATGGCGTTGGTGGTGGGCAGTTGGCGGCCGGCGCGGCCTGGCAGCTGATCACTACGTAAAGCGGAAATCGGCTCACCGTAAATGTCGGTGTAAGTCACGGTTTCGCCCAGCGTCGCAGCGTATGCAATCAACAGTTTGGCCACCGTCGGCGGCATTTCTTGGCCTTGCTCATAGTGAGAAACGTTGCTTTGAGTAACGCCAAGGGCCTTTGCTAATGCGACTTGGGTCACGCGCAGTCGTCCACGAATCGTTTGGATTGGGTTCATGAAACGAATATTAGTCCGACTGCTAAATTAAGTCAACAGTCGGACTGTTTGAAATTTATTAGCTTTCCTTATAATCTCGCACGATGCCAGCCCTCCCACTATCAGAAGAACAACTTGCCGATGCGGCGAGACTCAAAGACCTTTTCAAGGAGTGGCAACACTCGCAGAAAGAAAAGAAACTCCCAAGCTCGCAGGAAGCAGCAGCTGGTGCGCTGGGCTTCGGTCAAAGTGCGCTCGCACAGTATCTAAATGGTCGAATTCCGTTAAACGTCGCAGCCGGCATAAAATTCGCACAGCTGTTGGGCGTCGCGCTTAGTGAGTTCAGCCCATCACTGGCGAGCGAGGCCGAAATGGTTGCGCATGCCGTGGCGCCAAGCGCAGACGATGAGGCAACCATGCATTTTCCTGGTCTGCGCCAGGTGACCGGTGACGACGACCAGGCACCCGTGATGGTGGCCATCCGGATGGTTCCTGAGCACGTACGGGCCGGCATTACCGGCTTTGAGACTGATCATCTTTTCGAGGACGGAGGCCACTTGCACGTACCACGCCAGTGGCTCGAGGAAAACGACCTCTCGCCGGATCAACTGCGCGCCGTGAAGATCAAAGGCCAAAGCATGGTACCGATGATGTATCCAGGCGATGTTGCGGTCGTAAACATCAAGGACAAAAGCCGCGTCAATGGTGGCGTATTTGCACTTAATTACAATGGCGAGTCGGTTGTCAAGCGCTTGAAATATGAGCGCCGAGAATGGTACTTGGCATCGGAGAATCCCGACTTCCGCCAAGAGCCATGCCGTACAGGTGATTGCGACGTGATCGGTCGAGTTGTGCGCTTCGAGCCGCGCAACTTCAAGGATCGGCTATGAGCCCCACTCCTGGCAGCCACGATCTAGCGCGGCCGACGATCTTCAAGGTTATTGTTCCTGGTCTTGTGGCAGCTGTGACAGTGCTGCTTTTCTTTGGGTATTGGTCGTTGCACAGCGAGCCAGATGGCGCAGCGCCAAGCCGGCAGCAAGTCGAGGCTCAAGAAAAAGCTGCTGCCAAGGATGCTATTGAACTTTGCCAGGGCCGCGCTAAAGCGTTGCCGGCGGGCTCGGGCGAAGCGCAAATTGCTCAGGATGCATGCCAGCAGATGCAAGCGCAATACGAGCAAACCTACCGACTGACACCATGATCCTAAAAACAATTTTCGTCGCGGCAGGCTTAGCACTATCGCTTGCTGCTAGCGCTGCACCCTGCAACAAGGTGGCGGCCCAAGACGTTCAGCGCGGCCTCAGCGAATTCGCCAAGTCACACATCGAGGGAGATCACCTGGCCGTGCACTGGACGTTTGCCATCGAGAAGCAGCCCGAGGCAAAGCGCCTGCAGATGGTCACGGCCTATGCGGATATGGATGCGTGCCTGAGTGGCGCCGCGCGGGAGATCATGTTCTACCGCAAGGGTAAGCTGATTGGCATTGCTTCACCAGTAACTGGTTTACGTCTGACAAAATAACGCAACAATTCGATAGATTTCCAGTTGTCAATATTTCATATAATTCAGGCACGAAACGGCATGTTCTTTGCCGATACTGGAGCCGACATTGATCAACACTTCACCTCTGAAAATTTGCATAATTGGCGCAATCGTCATGCTGTCCGGGTGTGACAGTCATAATCCCGCAAGCAAAAATGGGGACGAACCAAGCAACACCCCCGCCGCGAAAGCGCAAGGCTTTAACAAGCTGCAAGGAAATGCTGCCGCATTAGCAGGGCCATTTGGATTGGCTAAAGGGGTGACGACTGACCAATTGACGAACACGTTTGGTTTTAAGGCTGCAGAAACCGTATCAAACGTTTATGAAGGCACTCCGCCCAAGCCTGTAGAAGGTCTTGTCGATTACATTGTCCTTGCAACAAAACGCAGTGGAGTATGTAGAATTGTAGCGTCGACCCCTGTCGCCATAGCCAATGACTCGGGCGATCAGGTCAAGGCGTCAGTTGATCGACTGGCAGAGTCCCTAAAAATTAAATATGGCGACATGGTCATTAAAACAAACTATGTTGGCAGTGGTACATTTAAGCGAAATCCCGACATGTGGATGATTGGTCTAAAAGACGACTCCGTCATTTATGGATACACATGGGAGAGTAAAGCGGCAGCCCAATTGCCTAACGAATTAAAGTCAGTTGAAGTTACGGCCCAAGCATCAAACAGTTCTAACGCTTACGCAAAGATTGTCTATACATTCAACAATTTCGATGCGTGCACCAAAGATATTAAATCCGCACAAGCGCAAAACTTGTAAAATGTTTCAGCTTAGCATCACCTGCGGCATAGACCAACGCAAAGCATAGCGGCCAGCCCGCCGCGCGCGGGCTTTTTTAATACTCTCGCATTCCCAATTACTTCCGAATTAGTAATATTTAAAGCATAATGCTTAAATGCAACTATGCGCCGCCATCATCAAGATTAAGCAAGTCCAATTGGCCGTGGTACAGGTCGAGCCAGAGCATACCTGGCCGACCACCGGCCCGGCCGCCCTGCTCCATGCACAACGGTTCTTCCCTACCCTGCCTATTCTGCTGCTGTCGCCGCGCGTCGGCGGCTTCTCGCGCAGCTACTCCACGTTCGACATCGGACCGCTGATCAACCAGATCAACGCTGACGAAATCGAATGGCAGGCCTTCCGGCCGCCACCGCCTCCCGAACTGCCCTTCTAAGCACGCATACCAGCCTCGACGATTCGAGGCTTTTTTTCGTCGCTCGATAAATAATTAATTTTTTATTAGTCCGACTGTTGACATCTCATTAGCAGTCGGACTAATATTCGCCATCGAACAAGCAAACACAGGAGTACGACATGTCCCCAGCAGAGCTCGCAGCACTCGAAGCGGTCCTCATCGCCCACGGCGAAGTGATCCCGGCAATCGTCATCCCAGCGCGTGGCTAATCGTCATGAGCGCCCGCGACGCCCTTCCCGGCCTGTTCACCCTCTCACCGGCGCGCGCAACGCTGCGCAAGTACAACGTGTCGATCAAGTTTGAGGATGGGAATTTTGAGGCAACAGCTTGGGCAGGCAGTCCGAATCAAGCGCATGAGCTGGCGCGAGTAGATGCGCGCATGGCGTCTTGCACCGGCACGTTTTATGGCCGCGAGCTGGGCTGGACCGCGGAGCTGGCAAAGGTTTAGCGGTCGCCCGCGCCGTTGTTCAAGGCGGGACAGGCCGGCGGGCCGGATAAATGCCCTGTGGGATCAGCATGCCCCGATTGATCTTCGTGAGGATCAGGCGCCCGGGGAAACCCGGCGCCACAACCAACCTTGAAGGAAATACAGCATGTCGAATTTCAAAGAAAACCAAAAAGTGAACGTCAAGGGCACCAAAACCGAGCCGCTGCCGCGCCCGGGCAAATTCGTGAAGACGCACCCAGGCGCCCGCGGCGACTTCCTGGAAGTGCTGCTGGACGGCTCGACGCAAAGCCAGCGTTTCCGCCCTTCGCAGGTGTCGGCAGCCTGACCTTAAGCACGGGCTAGTCGCCCTGGCCCGTCTCGCCGCGTAACCGGCGGCCAAGACATGACCATCGAATCTGCCGGGGTGATTGCCGAGCAGGTACGGCCAGATTAATCACCTGGTATCGGCGCCCCATGAGGGATTCTCGATAGTCATGTGTTGGCGGCCCACCAGCCGCAGGAATCACACGCCCGACGGATTTTCTCGGGTCGCCAGCAGCCCATTAACCAGAGGAGCAAGACATGAGCTACATGATCACCATCCGCACCGGCCCGCGCGCCGAGGATGTCGCGCACTTCGCGGCCATCGGCAACCTGGCCGCACTGATCGATGCCGCCTACGACGATGGCGCCCTGGGCGTGACTGCGATGGTGCGGCCATGATCGCCCTCTTCCACCGCCTGATGGCCGCCCACCGCCACTACCAAGCACAGCACCAGCACCGCATGAACAAGATGCGCCTGGCCGGCGTGCGCCGCGAGTTGGCCGGCCTCGAAGAAATGCGCAAGGAACTGATCACCGCGCAGATCGAAGCGCTGATCGACCTGGACGCATCCGCCGCGCGCGTGAAGCAGCTGGGCCGCGCCCACCGGGAGGCGCAGTGGACGTCGTAAGCCAAGCCGTGATGGACGTGGCCAGCCAGGCCCTGCGCAACTGGCATGCCGGCCACGCCATCGTCTACGCCGTCCGCCTGGCGCTGTTGAAGGCAGAAATTATAAAACTCACAAGGAAAAAGTCATGAACGCACCAACAAGCCAGAACGCCTTGGCTACCCGTGAGGGCTTCGGCGAATCGCAATCCACGTTCGCAATGCAGGAAACCGCTTCGACAATGGCGGCCGCGCAAGGCAAGGCGATGGTCGAAGCGCGCTATGTCATGGCGATGCGCAACCCGCGCAACTGGGACCAGGTGCGCAGCGACATCCTGGTCGAATGCCGCAGGCCTTCGTTCGCCAATAACAAGAGTGTCTACTACGTCAAGCCTATCGGCCAGGGCGTCGAAGGCCTTGGCATTCGGTTTGTCGAATCGGCGCTACGCCATATGAAAAACGTGCTGACCGAGCCGGTCATGGTGTTTGAAGACGACCTGAAAGAAATCCAGCGCGTCACCGTGACCGATCTCGAAGCGAACATCACCTATTCGATGGACGTCAAAATTTCCAAAACAGTCGAGCGCAGCAAGCCGATGGATGACGGCAGTTACATTTCGCGCCGGCTGAATAGCTGGAATAAGCCAGTTTTCACCGTGCCAGCGCAGGACGATGACCTGCTCAATAAACGCGGCGCCCTCTTGTCGAAAGCCGTCCGCACGTTGGGACTGCGCATCATTCCAGGCGACATTCAGGATGAAGCTATCGACATCATCAAGGCCATCCGCATGGATGACGCGGCACGCGACCCTGCAGCAGAGCGGAAAAAGATTGTCGATGCCTTTGGCGCGCTGGGCGTCAAGGCGGTCGATCTGGTCGACTACCTCGGACACGACATTGACCAGTGCTCGCCAGCGGAGTTGGTGAGCCTGCGCGGCATCTATGGTGCCATCCGCGACGGAGAGGCAACGTGGTCAACCGTGCTCGACAACAAGGCCGAGCAGGATGGCGAGGCAAAACCGGCCGCCGAGAAAAAACCAGCAACGCAGAAGGTTTTGCCAACTTGCAGCGATGAGGACTTCGCGGCAAACACGCCCGCTTGGCGCAAAGCAATTCTGGAAAAAGGTAAGCCAGTGAAAGACCTGATCACGTCCATCCAGACAAAAACGCTGCTGACGGAAGACCAGAAAACGGTCATCGACAGCTGGACCCACGAAAACGATTAATCCGGCGCGCCGGTCTACCCTCACCCACCAAGGAACTAGAATGGAACAGCACGAACTTACACAAGGCACGCCGGAATGGCTGGCATACCGAGTCACCCACCGCAATGCCAGCGACGCGCCGGCGATGATGGGCGTCTCGCCGTACAAGACCCGCAATCAGTTGCTGCACGAAGTGCACTCCGGCCTGGCCGCCGAGGTCGACGCGCATACGCAAATGCGTTTCGATGATGGTCACCGCTTTGAGGCCTTGGCGCGCCCGCGCGCTGAGGAGCTGGTCGGCGAGAGCCTGTACCCGGTCGTGGGTTCGCTGGGCACCCTGTCAGCGTCGTTTGATGGCCTTACCATCTGCGACGATACGGCGTGGGAGCACAAAACCCTGAACGACAGCCTGCGCGCAGCAATCCGCCAGCAAGGCGGCAACGCCAATGACTTCTTAGCGCCGGCATACCGGATCCAGATGGAACAGCAGTTGCTGGTGTCAGGCGCTGACCGGGCGCTGTTCTTGGCAACCCGATGGGAGGGCGACGCACTGGCCGAAGAGCGCTACTGCTGGTACACACCAGACCAGCAGCTGCGCGCAGAAATCGTGGCAGGCTGGGAGCAGTTCGAGATAGACCTGGTCAACTACGTGCCTGCGGCGCGCGCTGAAAAGCCCGAAGCCGAAGCGATAATCGCCCTTCCCGCCCTTGTCGCCAATATTCGCGGCGAAGTCACGCTGACGAACCTGCCGACCTTCAAGGAGCAGGCCGAACGTTTCATCGCCGGCATCAAGACTGACCTGCAGGACGACCAAGACTTCGCCAACGCGGAACTGACGATCAAATACTGCGACACAGCCGAGAAGGACATTGAGCGCGCCAAGGCGGCAGCCATCGCGCAAACGGCCAGCATCGACGACTTGATGCGCACGGTCGACCTGATCAAAGACCAGCTACGTACCAAGCGCCTGATGCTAACCAAGCTGGTGGACCGCCGCAAGCTGGAAATCAAAGAGACGATCCTGGCGGAAGCCAAGACGGCCTATGCGGACCATGTAGCCGCCTTGGAGGCCGAAATCAAGCCGCTGCGACTGGCCCAGGCCACGCCCGACTTCGCGGGTTCCATGAAGAACAAGCGCACGCTGGCCAGCCTGCACGATGCTGTCGACACGCTGCTGGCCAGCGCCAAGATCGCCACCAACACCATGGCTGCCGACTTCCGTGCCAAGCAGAACTGGTGCCGCGAAAACGCCGCCAGCTACGGCTTTCTGTTCATGGACATGGCCAGCATCATCGGCAAGCCCATGGAAGACTTCCAGCTCGTCATCACCACCCGCATCGCGGACCACAAGCGCGCCGAGGAAGCGAAGGCCGAAGCCGAGCGGGCCCGGATCCGGGAAGAAGAGCGCGTCAAGGCAGAAAAGGCAGCCGCGGAAACGATC